ATGAGCCTGATAAGATCAAAGAAACGAGTTGCCGACCATGGCGAAGTGTTCACGCCGCCATGGCTGGTCGATGCCATGCTCGACCTTGTCAAGGAAGAGACGGACAGAATTGACTCACGTTTTCTCGAACCGGCCTGCGGGAGTGGCAATTTTCTGGTTCGAGTTCTGCAGCGAAAGCTTGCCGCCGTCGAAATCAAATTCGGGAAATCTGATTTCGAGAAGAGGCATTATGCGCTTCTAGGCTTAATGTGCATCTACGGCATTGAACTGCTCGAAGACAACCTCGCTGAGTGCCGGGCAAACCTGATCGAGATATTTTCGGACTATCTCGGTTTGGATACATCGGACGACTTGTATCGCGCCGCATCCTTCGTGCTGTCGTGCAATCTCCTCCATGGTGACGCGGTCACGATGCGAAGGCATGACAGTGAGCCGATCACATTCGCCGAATGGGGCTATATCGGCAGGGGCAAGTTCCAGCGGCGCGACTTCCGCCTAGACGTCCTTACTGGCTCATCAAGGTTCAGCGCGGAAGGATCGTTGTTCGCGCATCTCGGCAAGCATGAGCTCTTCACCCCAATCAGGACCTACCCGCCGATGACGGTCCGCGACCTCGCCGCTGGCTGCGGTGGCACGCCGATGGAGGCTGCATGAGCGTGCGGGCTGGCTTTGCCCTGCGTGGGCGCAATCCCGACGTGCTGACCTGCATCGCGAACCTGTCGAACGACGAGGTCTTCACGCCACCCGAGTTCGCGAACCGGATGCTTGATACACTTGCGGAGGCTTGGGCGGCAGGGCACGACGGCGCGAACATCTGGGCCGACCGGAATGTGAAGTTTCTGGACCCCTTCGCCAAGTCTGGCGTGTTCCTTCGCGAAATCGCCGTCCGCCTCACCGCGGGGCTGGCTGACGAAATCCCGGACCTTCGGGAACGCGTTGACCATATCCTGTCGCAGCAGGTGTTCGGCATCGGCATTACCCAACTGACCGCCATGCTGGCGCGACGCAGCGTCTATTGCTCGAAGCATGCCAATGGCGCGCACTCCGTGACTAGGCGCTTCAATAGTGACGCTGGAAACATCTGGTTCGAGCGCTCCGAGCACACTTGGACGGACGGAAAGTGCAAGTTCTGCGGCGCCAGCCAGGCATCGCTCGACCGCGGCGAGGGACTCGAGACCCACGCCTATGCATTCATTCATACCGACAACATCAAGACTCGGGTTGCCGAGCTCTTTGGAGGCGACATGCACTTCGACGTGATCATCGGAAATCCACCGTATCAGCTGGACGATGGTGGGCACGGAACCAGCGCCGCCCCGATTTACCAGAAGTTCGTCGAGCAGGCGAAGAACCTCGAACCACGCTACCTGACCATGGTTATCCCATCCCGCTGGTTTTCCGGAGGCAAAGGTCTCGACGACTTTCGCGAGTCGATGCTGAAGGATGATCGCCTTCGCTCGATTGATGACTTCCTGAGCGCTGCGGACGTATTCCCGGGCGTGGGCCTGAAAGGCGGTGTCTGCTATTTCCTGTGGGACAAGGACAACCGCGGCCCTTGCTGGGTCGCCACGCATTTCAAGGATTGGCCGGTTTCAGAGGCCACGCGGCCCTTGCTCGAAGAAGGCGCCGAGATCTTTATTCGTTACAATGAAGGCGTTTCCATTCTTCGCAAAGTCGTTTCGCGAGAAACTGGGCAGGACAAGGTCTTGTCATTGCCAGAAGCTCAGCGCTTTGGGAGGCTCGTTAGCTCCCGAAAGCCGTTCGGACTTGAGACCAAGTTCAAAGGCAAAGAGAAGAAGCAGTCTGCTGATGATTTGATGGTCCACCAGAATGGTGGCATCGGCTACACGCCACGAAGTGCAATCACTACAGGTCTTGGCCTAATCGGCGCATGGAAGCTCTTCGTGGGTTATGCAGCACCCGGTACGGGGAATAGGGACACCTATCCACACCGGATCATCAGCACGCCGTTTATCGGAAAGCCGGACTCTATCTCTTCCGAGACCTACCTTTGCATTGGCCCGTTCGACACCAAGGAGCAGGCGGAAAGCGCGCTTTCCTACCTTTCGTGCCGCCTTACGCGCTTCCTAATCCTGCTACACAAGTCCTCTCAGCACGTGACCCGTTACGTCTATTCCTTCGTGCCAGTTCAAGACTGGACTCGGACGTGGACCGACGAAGCTCTGTATGCCCACTACGGCCTGTCGGAAGACGAGATCGCCTTCGTCGAGAAGATCGTCCGCCCCATGGAAGTGGCGAGCGATCTGTTGGGCGACGTCTCGGTGGACGACGGCGACGATGCATAAGCCCAGCATCGATGAAATCCTCGCCCCGAAGCCTGAAGCCCGACCCCGCATCTACGCCTATTCCATCGCCGACGATGCGCACGCCGGCCTTCTCAAGATCGGGCAGACGACGCGCGATGTGAAGCGGCGCGTAGCCGAGCAGCTCAAGACGGCAGCCATCAAGAACTACCGCATCGAGTTGGACGAACCCGCCGAGCGGGACGACGGCCCAGTCTTCACCGACCACGAGGTCCGAGCCGCCCTTGCCCGCAAAGGGTTTGCGGACAGCGAATTGGAGTGGGTGCGCTGCACGCTGAGCGACGTGAAGACCGTCCTGACCGAGCTGCGGACTGGCAAGAAGTTCAGCGGCAACCATCACCTGACGTTCCCGATGCGCCGGGAGCAGGCCGAGGCCGTGGACATGACGCACGGCTATTTCATGACCCGCTGGGCAGAGGACATGCACGCGGTGCCGCGGTTCCTCTGGAACGCCAAGATGCGATTCGGCAAAACCTTCACGACCTACCAACTCGCGAAGAAGCTCGGCGCCAAGCGGGTGCTCGTGGTCACCTTCAAGCCCGCAGTTGAGGATGCGTGGCAGACCGACCTCGAGAGCCACGTCGATTTCGATGGCTGGCAATACTTGTCGAAGAGCTCCGGCGGCGACCCAACCCAGATCGATCGTTCCAAGCCCGTCGTCTATTTCGGGTCGTTCCAGGACCTCCTGGGCCGCGATGCGGCAGGGAACATCAAGGCGAAGAACGAGTGGCTCCACCAGGTGAACTGGGACCTCGTCGTGTTCGACGAGTACCATTTCGGTGCCTGGCGGGAGACCGCGAAAGAACTGTTCGAGGGCGAGGAAGAGGCGGTCGCCAAGAAGGAGGCTAAGCTGGAGTATGATCCCGGCCTCGACGGCGTGAACGAAGACCTCAATGTTTTGTCCAACGACGAGACCGAGTTCCTGCCGATCGCGACGCGGGCATACCTTTATCTGTCCGGAACGCCGTTCAAGGCGCTCGCAACTGGCGAGTTCATCGAGGAACAGATCTTCAACTGGACCTACACGGAGGAGCAACGCGCCAAAGCGGACTTCGCTGCCAAGCATCCGGACAAATGGAACCCCTATGGCGCACTGCCACAGATGAGGCTCCTGACATATCAGATGCCCGATGAGCTCCTGGCCATCGCAAGCGCCGGGGAGTTCGACGAATTCGATCTGAACGAGTTCTTCTCCGCGACCGGCATCGGGACAGGCGCTCAATTCAAGTACAAGGACGATGTACAGAAGTGGCTCGACATCATCCGCGGCCAATACGCACCGCGAGCTGTCGAAAGTCTCAAGACGGGCACTCGGCCGCCATTCCCGTACTCGGATGTGCGGTTACTGCCATACCTACAGCACGCGTTCTGGTTTCTGCCCAATGTGGCGGCGTGTCACGCGATGGCGAACCTGCTGGCTGAGAAGCACAACACCTTCTGGCACGACTACGACGTCATTGTTTCTGCCGGTGCTTCGGCAGGGATCGGCCTAGATGCGCTGCCGCCAGTACGCAAAGCGATCGGGAGCGGCTTCGACACAAAGACGATCACCCTATCCTGCGGCAAGCTGACGACCGGCGTGACCGTGCCGCAATGGTCCTCGATCATGATGCTCCGCAACCTGAAATCGCCGGAGACTTACTTCCAAGCGGCGTTTCGCGTTCAGTCTCCGTGGTCCATCAAAAACCCGAATGGCGACAATCCCAACGAGGAGGAGATCCTAAAGCCGATCTGCTTCGTGTTCGACTTCGCGCCGACGCGGGCGCTGCGTCAGCTGTCCGAGTACGGGATCGGCCTGGCCCCGAATGAGCCCAACCCCGAGAATGCCGTAAAGGACCTCGTGTCGTTTCTGCCGGTGCTGGCCTACGACGGCGCGAACATGACGCAGATTGATGCTGGTGGCATCCTCGACATCGCGATGGCCGGAACCTCGGCGACGCTGCTCGCGCGCAAATGGGAAAGCGCGATGCTGGTGAACGTGGACAATGAAACCCTGCGTCGTGTCCTAGACAACCCCGAGGCAATGGCAGCGGTAGAACGCATCGAGGGGTGGCGGACGTTGGGTGACAACATCATCGAGACGATCATCAACAAGAGCGAGAAGGTCAAGAAACTCAAGAACAAGGCCAAGAATGGCGGTCTCACCGATAAGGACAGAAAAGAACTCACCGCCGAGGAAAAGGAGTACAGATCTAAGCGGAAGCTTGTGCAGGAGAAGCTGATAAAGTTCGCGACCCGGATTCCGGCGTTTATGTACCTTACCGATTTTCGCGAGAATACTTTACAGGACGTAATCACCAAGCTTGAGCCCGACCTGTTTCTGATTGTCACAGGACTGACGGTAAAGGATTTTCATCTGCTCGTGCGCCTCAAGGTGTTCAATACCGAGCAGATGAACCAGGCGGTCTTCGCTTTCCGACGCTACGAGGACGCCTCATTGCGGTACACGGGCATCGAAAGCCACAAAGGACTGACGCATTATGGGTTGTATGACACTGTGGTCGCGAGAGAATGACTACGATCGAAGACTGAAGCGGACGACAAGCCGAACTGTTACGCGCCAATGTGACGGTACGTGAACCCAGCGCGATGCAATAGCTGCGCATGGACCCTCCAAAACGAAAGCGCTAGTCGCTAGACGCTTGGCAGTCCCAAGCGGTCGAAGAAAGCTCGATTGCGCTCGGTAGCTGACGCCACCAGTCCGTCGAATGAGATCACTTGAATATAGGCATTGTAAAAGGAGCTCGGGTGGTAGCCGAAGTAGCCCATACCGTCGGCCGTGATCTTGAGATGGTGGAGTTCACAGCAACGCCTGAGATGATCGGACAGGTCCGCAACCACGTAGACGAACCCCGGAATCTTGTCGGCATTCGGAATCGGTCGGCCGTTCTTCGCCTTCGCGCCCTCCCGTAACCGCCTTAGGTAGCCCAACGCCTGCAGGATCGGATCGTGCTCTTCGGACTCTCCCGCCTTGAAGCCGCTGCGCATTGGCCGCTTGATCTCCACGACCGTGAGCGATGCGGCTGGTCCGGTCACCTTGTCCGATACGAGAAGCGGGTTGTCGAACGTGCGCAGGGAGGCAATGTCAGGCTCCTTGCCGCAAGCGCTCTCGGTTATCGGCATGGTCGCAATGGGCTTGTCTGATGCGAGGAAGTCGTGAAACGCGAGCCGTTCATCGAGAAGCCAAAGGCTCTGGCGGCGAAACGCAAGGTCGTCCGACGTGACGCGCATCGGCACAATTAGTTCATGGATAACGTCCTCGCGGACGTATCGACCCGATGCGTCCCGTTCGATGGCCTTCGCTAAGAGGTCAATGATCACGCGCCTGTGCGTGACATAGTTTGCCAAGTCGGACTGCTTCAGGTCCGATACCTTCTGCAAGTAGTCGTCAAGGCGCTTCTCGTATGCCTCCTCAGTTTCATCGTCGCCAGGCGACAGCACCTTGTGCCCTTCCCTTAGAAGGTTCTGCTCCACTCGGAACAGGTGCTTGTGCAGCAAGGCGTCCAGGTTGGCGTCCGAGATGTTAGCGTCAACGACCAGTTCGTCGGAGGGTATATGCGCAAGGATGGGGCGGTATCGGGGCGCCTTCTTAGCGACGAACGTCGCCACCCGCTCTTTGCCGGCCGCAATGTTCTGCTGGAGCGCATCTGAAAGGAACTCCTGAACGCGTGGTAGGACCGCTTCTCGGATGTCCCCGAAAGAAATGTCAGTGGCGGCAAACATTCCGTCCACCTCGTCCTCAATGTTGAAGCCTATTCGCTGCTCAACGACGCGATCGTCCAGGAAGGGGCTCGTAAGGTACGCGGCATAGGTGAACTGTCCTCGATCGTCCGTCACGGCCCCGGCCAGCCCGCGGATCTTCCCTTGGATAGCCTCTTCTTTCACGAGTCTCCCTGCTGCGCAGTAGTTTAACCCGTGAGTTTTGTTGACGGCAGCGCGAAACTTTACGTGCGTGATCTCGAAACGCTCGCCTTTGATTTCGATTGGTTCCGCGTGAGCGGCGGAGTGCATGTGCTCATCATACAGTTCATCCAAAACCAGGCGATCGGTCCCGTCCTCGACTAAAATCTCAGGCGTGCCCTGCTCTCGGACGAAGTACCAAAGGCAATGCTCTAGGAGACCCACGGCGATCATCCGTGCTGTTTTCGGTGCCTGCTCGGCAAAGCGGGGTTCGAAGCCTTCAAGCCAAAGTACGGTCCGCTTGGGACCGGAAGCAGCCCCAACGTCCCCTTCCGGCTTCACACCGTGCGCGACATCGAAGCGAAACCGTCGGCACTTGAGCTCGTCGTCTTCCGTGAACACTGAGTCGACCCGCACGCGTTTGAATGCCTTCAGCCACATCAAGCGCCCGATACCGCGGCAGCCTCGCTGAACCTTCCACAAACTGTCCAGCGTTTGAAAGGACTTCCAGTTATCGTCCGTGAAGCCGATGCCGTCGTCCGTGACCTCGAACCCCATAATCTTTTCGCGCGCACCGCCTCGCCCTTCAATTTGAAGCGAGCTCTGCGGTGATCGGATCACCTTGACCGTGATGTTGTGTGATCGGACGGACCCCGCACCTGCGGCGGCATCGTCCTCGATCGCTTGGATCGAGTTGACCACCGCCTCGTACAAGGGGATTATCCCCTTCGAGGCACCGAGGTAGGTATTACGAAGGCGACCTTGCAGAAGGCTTTCCATGAACTCAACCGGCCAATCAATTTTGCTCGCCCTACGCCCGTACCGGGACGCAGCCACGTCTATGCAGCTTTTCATGGACGACCTCCTCAGAAAAGAGCTTTCAAGGCCTAAGCGACAACGCATGAAAGTATTTCGTCACGCGCGTTGGTGCGAAGACGGCGCTGAGCCGAAGTGCATCGCCTGGTGTTCCCACTCCAGCGGGAACGGCTCGAGCACCCGCGCCAATGTCAGCTCGGGCCCCTGCTCCCCTCCCAAGTTCGCCTCGACGATGTCGGGAGCAATGAGGGTCAGTTGTAGAACGCGCGTCGTGTAGGAGGGTGCGATGCCTTCGCGCACGGCCAGTTCTGAGATGGTTGCGAACTCTCTGGACTCCAGCATCCGCTTTCAGCAGAACGCGCGTGCCAGCGCCGTGACCAAGGCGTGTTAGGTCCGCCGCGATTGCGCGGCACTCTCGGAAAGCTGTATCTCCTTTCGTCCGCCGTGCCTCATGATGCAAAACGGGATGTGCAACGTCACAGTGTACAGAATCGGCGTGCTGCGGGTCATGCGGCCTGCTGCTCCGGAGGGGCAATTCGGCCCCACAGTGGATCAAGCGTCCGCAAGGCAGCGTGAGCGTCAGCTTCGCTGATGCCATCGGCATGAAGACGCGCCGCCTTCCACGTGCCGACGATAATCTCGGGCTGGCGGAACACGAAGCGGAGCTGATCGATGACCGCCGCTTCGAAATCTCCCGCAGGCATGCGGCCGACCGGGCATGATCCTGCGCCGTGTTTGAGAATAGTTTGGCTGACCTCGTACCGATAAAGCTTGCCGCCCCTTGCGGGTGTGGGTCGGTGAGAAAAAGGCGCCGTTCGGACCCTAAAGCAGCCCCTTCAGCATCGCGGACGGGTCGGCGCGTGTGCGGGCGGCGCGGTTCCGGGACCTTGAGGATGCGTCCCGAGGAAGAGATGTCACTGATCGTGGGGCGGCCACGGCTCGCATGCGATCCCGTCGTCGTCTCTGTCATGTCGATCGTAGTAGCCAGGCTGCCCCCGGCTCGACGGCGCGAGACCAAAGTTGCGCGCAGCGTCACAGTTCGGAGCCGACGCGATGTGCCTTAGTGTTATGCCAAGCGGCCACGAGCTCCTCTCCAGAACGATGTAGGTCAGGGTAAAGGAGCTGACGGCTATCATAGCGACAATGCCGACTTGCTTTGCCAGCCACCGCATTTGCGCAGGGCGCTCAATCCGCGCGCTGACAGCTTGGAACCGTCGCTTTAGGTCTTGCGTGCGCCGCTCGCGACTGTCGTTCAAACGACCCCATTGTTTCGGCGCCCCCCAAAGCGAATGTCGCATCATCATCCTTTGTCGTCGTTAAGGTTCGACCAGTATCACGCGTCAGTTGAAACAGGTGGTGAAGATGCATGGTTATGGGTATGTGAACGTATTCGCTAAAGAGCTGTGCTCTTCCGACGCGGGTTGTTCGGATACTGGTGTTTACTTCGCCTCTGAATGCCAGTGATGCTGTCTCTTCCACTCCACCGGAAACGGACTGGTCACTTTCGCCAGCGTTATCTCAAGCGCCTGCCGACCATCCAGGATTGCCTCCACGATGTCGGGTGCAAGCAGCGTCAGGCGCAGGACGCGGGTCATATAGGAGAACGCCAGCCGTTCGTGCTCGGCCAGTTCCTTGATGGTGGAAAACTCGCCCGACTCCAGCATCCGCTTCCAGCGGAAGGCGCGCGCCAGCGCCTTGACCAGCGCATCGTCGGTCCGTCGTGGCTGCGCGGCGCCATCGGGAAGTCGCATCTCCTTGCGCCCGCCACGCTTCACGACGCGGAAGGCAACGTGGACCGTTACCGTCTCGGGAACTGGCGTCGCGCAGGTCATGCCGCGCGCTCAATCTCACCGGCCATCATCTCGCGTGCTAGCCCGGCGAGGCCATCGATCCTGAGGCGGATATCGAATCCTTCCCTACCGATGTCGACCCGCTCGACTAGCAGCGTGACGATACGCGTCTGCTCGGGCGGAAACAGCTCGTCCCACAGCGGATCGAGTTGCTGTAGCGCCGTCCGCGCATCGGCTTCAGTGACATCGCTATCGCGTGCCTGTGCCGTCTTCGACGTGCCGACGATGATCTCGGGTTGGCGTAACACGGTGCGGAGCTGATCGATGACTGCCGCTTCGATATCTCCCGCAGGCACGCGGCCGATCGGACATGATCCAGCGCCGTGCTTAAGCACGGTCTGGCTAACATAATACCGATAAAGCTTGCCGCCCTTGCGCGTATGGGTCGGCGAGAAAACAGCGCCGTCCGGACCATAAAGCAGCCCTTTGAGCAGCGCCGGCGTCCCAGCCCGGGTGCGCGCGGCGCGCTTCCTTGGGCTCTCTGACAGGATGATGTGGACCTTGTCCCATGTGGCACGATCAACGATCGCTGCGTGCTCGCCGGCAAAACTCTCGCCCTTGTGCACCGCCTCGCCGATATAGACCCGGTTATTTAGGATCCGGTAAAGATATCCCTTGGTGATTACGTTGCCGGTCTTGGTGGTGATGCCACGAGCGCTCAGCTCCTTCAGCATGGCGGTGGCGGAGCCGATCTCGATGAAGCGGTTGAAGATGAAGCGGACATGATCCGCCTCGGACTCGTTGAGGACCAGCTTCCTGTCCGTCACGTCATAGCCGAGCGGCGTCCACCCACCCATCCACATGCCCTTCATTCGGCTTGCGCGGACCTTGTCGCGAATGCGCTCGGCCGTCACCTCCCGTTCGAACTGCGCGAAGGACAGGAGGACGTTCAGGGTCAGTCGCCCCATCGACGTCGTAGTGTTGAAGGACTGGGTCACCGACACGAAGGTAACGCCGTTCCTGTCGAAGACGTCCACCAGCTTGGCGAAATCCATCAGCGAGCGCGATAGCCGATCGATCTTGTAGACCACGACCACATCGACCAGACCGTCCTCTACGTCGCAGAGTAGCCGCTGCAGCGCGGGCCGTTCCAGCGTACCGCCGGAGATGCCGCCGTCATCATACTGATCGCGAACGAGCACCCAGCCCTCGGAACGTTGGCTGGCAATGTACGCCTCGCAGGCTTCGCGTTGCGCGTGGAGCGAATTGAACTCCTGGCTCAGACCTTCCTCGGAGGATTTGCGGGTGTAGACCGCACAGCGGAGTTTCCGCACGATTTTCGATGTCTCCGGCGGCTTGGTCATACGCTCCTCCGGTGGTTTTTGAGACCGAAGAACAACCACCCGTTCCACCGCGTACCGGTAATCGCGCGGGCAATGGCAGAGAGCGATCTGTAGGGACGCCCCTCCCATTCGAAACCGTCGGCCGTTACCGTGGCGACGTGCTCGACGCCCTGCCATTCGCGGATGAGTCGCGTGCCGGTGATGGGCTTCAGGTCGGCGCGGATGCGGCTCTTTTTGCGATCGCCGCCATCGAGTTCCTCTCCCATCCGTTCCAGCCGTCGGATTGTCTCGGGCTTCAGCCCGCCATAGGCCAGCTCTTGGATCCGGTAGGCCAGCCTGCTCTCCAGATAGCGGCGATTGAACGCCGGCGGCTCGCTGTCGAAGAGATCGCGCCACTGCGCCTTTAGTTCGAGCGTCGGCGTCGTCTTCAGCGCCGTAAGACGCGCGGGGATGGGATCATGGTTCGTCATGTAACTTTCCGCTCCATTGCGGTTGCATGACGGCATGGATCGGGCCGGTAGTGTAGGCAAATGTCTCCACGTTCACTGGAGAATTCATCGCGCTGTCGCAGGCGCAGCCGGATCAGCCCAAGGGCGAGAATCGCGCAGATCTGAGCACGACGTTCGGCAGGCGTCATATGGTTGGGATGGAGTGGGTTCATGAAGGCTCCAGCATTGTGTCGTTCGCCTGTCATTTACCGGTCGCCAACTGATCTCCTCTCACATGGCATGAATCTCAAGCGCGCTTGCTCCGGACGATCGGCGCCTCGATCTCGCGCGGAGCGATCTGCCGCCAAAGCGGGCTCAGCTTCTTCTTGACCGTGCTTTGATCCGGCTCAGCCATGTCATTCTTGCCAAACCAGTCGAGCATCAGGCGAACAAACTCGCCTTGCGTTGCCGGCACACCTTCTTCGTGAACCCGGCGGCAGACCTCCGTCCAGAACCGGTCCCAATCGTATTTCTGGGGCGCACCGCGGCGGGGAGCATACTCTTCTCGCGCCGCTGCGCCGGCCAGATGAACGGCTGCGAACCGTTCCATCTCCTCGCGGCGCACCACGAGATCGTCGCGGTCAACCACGTGCACGCCTCCCGAGGCATGGTTGTCGATCTCGATGAACTTGTCGTCGGGAGCCTGGAGTTGAGTAATGCCATGGTTCCCCTTGCGCAACACAGTCCATGCGTCATCACGTTCGAGATTGGCCGTACCAATGATGACCCGGCGTCCTTCCGGAATTCGGATCACCTCATCGACGTCGATACACTCAAAATAGCCGTAGACGACACGCAGCCCCGCTACCGTGGCTGATAGGGTCAGATCCCCGGAAAGCACGAACGCCGTCAGGTCTCGCTCGTTAAGACCCCATTGCGTGCAGACTTCATCGAGATCGTAGAACGGCTTGGTGAGTATCGCCATGACGCATTCCCCGGTTAGCGATGGACGGCGCGCATGCGCCTGTAGACCTGGACGACGCTGCCAATATCGCGTTGCATGTCAGGCGGCAGGCGCTCTGCCTCGATGAACAACTCGTCAAGACGCACCCCGAGAATTGCAGCCGTGCGTTCAATCAGTTCGTCGCGCGGGGGCTTCTCGCGATCACGTTCAATCCGCGACCAGTACGCCGGCGACACGCCGATCCGCTCAGCGAAGTCGTTGAGCCCGATCGCCAGATCATTGCGGCGGCTCCTGACGATGGATCCGAAGCTCATGACCTGGCTCCCTGTTGGTCGGCCACGAGGCCGTAGCGCCGCAGCCGCACATCAACGAAGCTGTCGGAAACATTGAAGCGCTCGGCGAGCGCTGCAACCACCCCCGCAAAGGCATCCGGCCGGTCGCCAACACAAACGACGGGACAACCGGGCCGGCCATGATTGGGGGCGCGGACTAGTCGCAATCTCTCCGACTGCGCCAACCGTAGCAGTTCGCGATGCAACTGAAACGCGGGCGCAAGCAGCGCCCCCATGAATTCATTGGCGCGCCATTCCGAGACGCGCTCGTTTGCCAGCAATGCACCCGCCGAGGACGTCACGGCGCGGTAGCGTCGATAGCCAGCCGGTACGTCGAAAATGACATGGCCGAGTTCGTGGGCCGCGGTGCTGACCAGAAGATCGGGTCGGCCAGCAAGCAGGGGACCGTTGACCGAGACATAGGCTTGGCCCGGAGTGTCGTGATCTGTTTCACACACCCCGAAAACGGGCTGGCCGGCATCGTCATGAACGGGATGATCGCTATCCCAAACGACGTCAAACCGGTAGCCGTTGATCGCCACGCCGTCGATGGCATCCATCAGCAACTCGGCATTGATCGCGTTCGGGGTGCCACCAACGAGCTGCCGACGCACCTGCGCGGCGACCATCCAGATCGCCGGCGCGGACGTCATCCGTGGCGCGCCTGTCGTGGGGTCTTCGGGATAGTGAACGGCGATGGTCATGACGCCTCCTGTTGCGCGTTCAGTTAACAGTTATGTTCACATTATGTTCTCAACTTTCCCGAGTCGAGTCGCGCTGTCACACGCTGGGGAATAAATCCTAATGTGAAGAGCCAGCGATCTCCGAAGCCGTTGGCGATGACTGGTTAAGTCATTGATCTGAATTGGTAGAATAAAACGGCGGCATTCAAGAACGCCCCTTTACACCCCATTCGTCCTCATCGCTGGCAGTCGTCTCGTGGTCTTCTTTGGCCATCGAAACGCAACGCGACGAGGCCGGACACCGACATGATCCGTCAACAGCCAACTGACCAACAGATGAACGGACCGCAACTCGATGCGGCCCTGCGCACGGCCGCCTTTCAGGCGCAACGACTTGTCAGAACACTTTCCATGCCCGAGGCGGACAGGGATGATCTGCGACAGACCATCGTCTTGGTCGTCATGGGCAAGGCAAGACGGTTCGACGACACCAAATCGTCCTGGCCAACCTTCATCGCACTGATTGCGCGGCATGCGGCAGCCGATCTGGCGCGTCGAACGCATCGCGCTCCCGTCCTCGAACCGCTCGATGGCGCTGAGTACGCAATTGCCGATCCATCGGCTCCAGATCAGGACCTTCGCGTCGACATCCGAGATGCCATGGCTCGGTTGCCGCCGGCACTTGCGCACCTCATTGATCTTCTTGCCGAGACCGGCAGCGTGGCGGCCGCTCAAAGAAAGAGCGCCCTCTCGCCCGCCACCTTCTATCGCCGGATGCATGACCTGCGCATGCAGTTTCTCGCGGCCGGCCTCGCCCCCGATGAGAAGAACGAGCTCTCCCCTCGGTAGATAACCTGCAGCCCCCAGACCCCAGGATCGATCTCCATGCACGCATCAGCCGTCAGTCCCACAACAAGCACACCGATTCCGCAGCGGTACTCATTCAACGACATGGCAGTCGGCGTTCCAGACTTCGATCGGCCGTCATCCGGTATGATGAGTGAAGTGGAATTTTGCGCCTGGGTCGCGGCGGCCGCGCCTGGCGACTTCGTCGTCTACTACCGAGGTCATCTGAGCCACGACCGGACGAAGAGTGCCAAGGTCCATACCGACATTGCCCGCAGGCGGCTTTCCACTCTTGCCGGCCGAGCGCTCTCGCTGGCCGAGGATGGTGTCGTCCACCTTGTCCAGCAGCGGACCGGCCTCGTCGGAGAATGGGCTTACATCGCCGTCAAGTGCCGTAAGCGGCGGCTCTCGGTTCCAGCAGCATTCAAAGGTGCGGCATGAATCCGTTCGAGCGTCACGGCATCACACATATTTCTGTCAGCCAGCTCAATCTTTGGGCTGCGGCACCGGGCGTTTACGTGATGGAGCGGCTGCTGGGGCTAAAGGCTCCGGTTGGCGCGGCCGCACATCGGGGCACGGCCGTCGAAGCGGGCGTAATCGCCGGTTTGATGGGCGAGGCCGTCAGTGCCGCTACCGATATCGCCAACGCCGTTTTCACGGAAAAGACTGCACTATCGTCCGACCCGCGCCTCGACAAGGAAAAGGGCAGCCTCGCAGGCATGGTCGAGCAAGGCATTCGTCTTCTTTCGCCCTGGGGCAGGCCTGATCGGATACAGGTACGAAAAGAGTGGCGGATGGACGGCATCGTCGTTCCTGTCCTCGGCTTCTCGGATCTCGAATATGACGCGCACGGCCTGATCGTCGATCTGAAGACCGCACACGCACTGGCCTCGCAGATTCGCACCAGCCATGCCCGGCAGGTCGCCTCCTATCTTGGTGCCGGCGCCAATATGGGTGGCGGCGTCGCCTACGTGACCGCGAAAAAGAACGCGCTCTACCGGCTGGAGAACGCAGCGGCGCACGTCGCCGCACTGACGCGCATGGCGCATTCGCTGCAGAACTTCCTCGCCATCAGTGCCGACAGCCACGAGCTGGCGAGTCTCGTCACCGTCGACACCGACAGCTTCTACCTCAGCGATCCGCGCGCCAGACAGCACGCATTCGATGTGTTCGGCGTCTGACTGTCCGGGCGGACCGGACCGGCCAGCCGGCGGCCTGATGCCGGCACAATGCACGCAACGCAAAGGAACGATGATATGGGCTTTGGACTGAGCATTGGTGGAGGCGGCGATTTCCTGCCGTCGATCCGCATCAACGGCAAGGACGGCGGCGTCGAGCGCTCCACCTGGGATGGCACCGAACGCGGTCTCGAGGTGATCGACGATTTCGTGGCGCTGTTCGACTTCGCCACCCTGAAGGTTGGCTGGATCGAGTTTACCGACAGAGGTCCCGACAAGCGCCTCGTCGCAATTGGTGATCCGCTGCCAGACCGACCTTCCGAGAAGCACAAGCAGGGTATTCAGCTTGTCGTGCAGCTCCCCGGTGGCCTCGGCTGCCATGAGCTCTGCTCGACCGCCATCGGCGTCGTGGCGGCGCTGGAGACGGTCTATGACACGGCGATCGCCACTGAAGAGTGGAAGAACGGCGAGGTGCCGGTGGTCCGCCTCACCGAGTTCGTGAGGGAAAAGACCAAGCACGGCAACCGCGCCGTTCCAGTGTTCGAGATTGTCGCCTGGAAGGATCGCCCCGCGGAGCTGGAAGAACACCGGGCCTCGCCGAGGCCCCGCGCGGCCATGCCGGCTTCTGGCAGTTCGAGCCGTCCCGCCATGACCGGTTCCACTCAGATGACGCCACCGAAACCGGAAACGTCCCGTACCTCGGTGCCGGACTTCGGCTGAACACCGAAGGGGATCGGGAGGGAACAACCTCCCGATCCCTGCGCGCCAAACATTCGATTTTAGCCTTGGACGTGAGGACGCGGGCGATGGCGATAGATCCCCCGGATGATTTTGCAAGCGCGGCGAAATGGGCGAACAGCTATCGCTCGCTTAATCTGGCGGTGATACCTGCCGAAAACCAGGAGAAGATCCCACTCGGCAAATGGCGCGAATTCCAGAGCGGCATTCCGCAAGCCGTCCATGACCGCTGGTACGGCAATCAGGGGGAACACCTCAGAAACTACCGCATGGGATTTTTGACCGGCGCGGCCTCGCTCGGCAATGGCTGCAAGCTTCTGGTCATCGACCTTGATGAAAAGGGCAGCGCCTCCGGCTCTTTGACCTGGGACAGCTGGATTGCCGACAACGAGCTCGGCTGCGATCTGGAAACCTGGCGGGCCAGAACCGGCGGTGGAGGACAGCACATCTACTTCCGTTATCCTGCTCATCTCGCCATCAGGAATACACAGAAAACCATCGCCGGCATCGATGTGCGGGCCGAGGGCGGCTTCGTCGTCGCGCCACCATCGCTTCATCAAAGTGGCAAGCCGTACCGATGGCTGTTCTCGCCCTTCGAGACCGAACTGGCCGACGCGCCAGAATGGCTGTTGGAGAGGGTCGGCGCCTCGGAAAAACCGATGCCGGCTGCGACGCGCGCAACCACGGAATCGTCGCCGTCGGAACAGATAACCGATGCCTGGGGCCACATCGTCGACGGGCGTGATGCCTATATGCGCGACATCGTCTGGGCAGCAATTGTCGACTGGTATCGCGAATGCCCGATCCCGCCCTCGGAGTGCGAGATCGAGCGGAAGATGCTCGAGAGCTACGCTGTCTATGAGCGCAAAGTGCGCCCGCAGGATGGTGCAAACACGCTGGAAGCCGAAGGGCGCGGGCTTACCGCCTTCAAGGCCAAATGGGCGTACGCCATGCGGCAATGGGACAGCAAGGTTGCGACGGCGGCGAAGGCGAAGAGTGCGGGACGCGCCGCCAACGACGGTACCGCGGTAATCGCGACGCCAGCCCATATTGATGATCCTGTCGACCTCTGGGCGAAACTCGCGCCGCCGCCGCTACCGACCGGCATACTGCCGCGCCAGATCGAGGCGTTCGCCTTTGGTCAGGCCGAGCAGATGGGCGCCGATCCGGCCGGGCTTGCCATGGCCGCACTTGCCGTTTGTGCGGCGGCGATCCCCGATCGCGTTCGGATCAAGGTCAAGCGGCACGGTCACTGGTACGAAAACGCCCGGCTCTGGACCGCGCTGATCGGAACGCCCAGCACCAAGAAGAGCCCGATCATCAACCAGGCTGTGCGTCCGATCACCCGTCTTGATGGCCGGTTGGTGCGCAGCTATCTCGCCAATAAAGACCGCTATGACAGCCTGACGAAGGACGATCGCAAGGAAGAAGAACCGCCGGAACACAAACGCCTGCGCATCGAGGACACCACCATCGAGGCCGCCCAGATCGTGCTGGCCGACAGCCCGGACGGCGTGTTGCTCGTCCAGGACGAGCTCTCCGGCTGGTTCGGCGCGATGGACAAGTACAACAGCGGTGGACGGGGTGCGGCGAAGGACCGAGCCTTCTGGCTGCAATCCTTCAATGGTGGCCAATATGTCGTCGACCGCGTCACGCGCGGCGTCACGATGATCGACAATCTGTCGGTCTCGATCCTCGGCGGCATCCAGCCGGAAGCGATCGCTACTGTTGCGAGGGAAACGGTCGATGACGGGCTGCTGCAGCGCTTGCTGCCGGTCGTCCTTAAGCGCGCATCGGTCGGCAAGGATGCACCTCTTCCCGGTGTGACCGATCATTACGAGACTCTGGTTGAGAAACTGAACGCGATCAGCATCTCCGGCACCGCGTCCTTTGGTGCCAGTCGCGCCGATGCCGAATGCCTCACGCTTTACTTCTCCGACGATGCGCTGCGCATCCGCGAGGAGCTGGAAGAACGGCATCTTGCCCTGATGGACATCGAGGGCATCAATCGCAAGCTCGCCTCGCATGTCGGCAAGTATGACGGCATCTTCGCCCGGCTCTCAGTGATCTGGCACGCAATTCTCAACATCAATTGCGGGGTGATCCCGCCGGAGGTGTCAGTCGGCACGGCTGAGCGGGTGGCTGCCTTCCTGCATCAATTCCTGCTGCCCCATGCGGCATCGTTCTACAGCGGTATTATCGGCATGTCGGACGACCAGGACGAGCTTCAAAGCACAGCCAGCTACATCCTCACAAACCGCCCCGACGTGATGACCGTCCGCGACTGCCAGCGCGGCTCACGGGTCATGCGTGCCATGACCCGCCAGCAAATTCAGCGCGTGATGGAGCAGATGGAAAGTCTTGGCTGGGTCGAGCCGATCGCCCCACCGAAGAACTCCGTCACCCTCAGATGGGCAATTAATCCCCGCGTCCACGATCTCTTTGCAAATCGTGCCGTCGACGAGACGCGGCGCAGGCAGGGGCTGCGGGATGTCGCCAACCAGATTTTTGGGAGAGACCAATGATCAGTCGTCACCATTCGCGACACCCTGCCGGAACGGCCGGATGTCACCATTCGCGACAGCTACAAACGGCAGCTGTCACCATTCGCGACGGGTTTTTGTCACCATTTGGCCTCGCGCACAGAGACACAGACAAAGCTTCCGGTCCTTCGGACTTTGGCGACAGGTTTATCTCTCTCGCGCACGCAAGGCCAAATGGTGACAAACGGCTCGAGGTGAGGGTTCGACATGGGCTTTGACTTCGACACCGCTCAGCTGACGACCCGAAGCAGATCCCAGATCGTCGTCGACATGATGGCCGCGCTGCACAAGCTCGACGCTCTGGCCCGCGAGATGGAACGCAAATGGGGCGCCTGCCGGCTGCCGTCGCTCGTCCCCGACGAACTGTCCAAACGCTTCTATTCGCAGCACCGCAAACTCGCCATGGCGCTGCGCGAGGGGCGCGACCAGGACGCGCTTCATGAGATCGACCGCATGGTCAATGCATGGCGCTATCTCGACGGTGAAGCCGATCGGCTCGGCGCCGAACCGATCCATCCCGGCGTGTGGGAGGTGGCGCTCGGCGATGGAACCGTGGCGGCGATCGTCAAGGACGAGGATGTGGCTGCCGCCGTCGATCCGCAGGATCGCAGCGTGCGGGTCTACCTGCTGTCGGAGATCGCAAGACTGATAGACGCCGTGCCAACCGTGATAGCGATCAAGGATGAATGGCCCGGCGCAAAGGTCGTTCCGACTCGCACCATCACCGCAGACTCATGGTGGTGGGAGAACGGCGATGAACTGCCGTTCTAATCTCACCACCACCGTTTCCCGCGTTCGATCGACGCCGCCAAAAATCAGACGACGGCAGCCCCGTACCGCCAAGCACCAGGCCACCGTCGTCTTCCACCCGAGCAGCCAACCCAAGAAGGAGACCACTCATGGCTGATCCTACTCTGATGATCGCGAGCCACAGGGCAATCCCCCCGCAGCCCAATGTGGCGCGGAGCCACCGCCCCATCCTCGCTCTCGACCTCGGTACTCTTACCGGTTGGGCTCTGCGTGACGCAGATGGGCTGATCGCCTCTGGAACTGTTTCGTTCCGGCCAAGGCGTTTCGATGGCGGCGGTATGCGGTATCTCCGCTTCACGAACTGGCTGGCCGAGATCGAGCGGCTGTCCGGACCGATCGCGGCCGTCTGGTTCGAGGAAGTTCGCCGTCATGCTGGCACCGATGCCGCTCACGTCTATGGCGGACTGATGGCAACGCTCACCGGGTGGGCGGAACTCCACGGCGTTCCATACGAGGGTGTACCGGTCGGTACGATCAAACGTCATGCCGCCGGCAAGGGCAACGCCGACAAGGCTGCGATGATCGCCTCCATGCGCGCCCGCGGCTTCTCGCCCGTCGATGACAACGAGGCCGATGCCATCGCCATCCTGCTTTGGGCGATTGAGACAGATGGAGGTGTGCGATGAATGGCGAAACGATGCTGCGAGAAGCCGCGAACGTCGTCATCGAGCGCCGACGCACATATGGCGATCCGTCAGTCTCGATGGACATGGTTGCGAAGCGTTGGTCGATCACCCTTCGTCGTCCGGTGACGCCGGCTGAGGTGGCGCTCTGCCTCGTCGATTTGAAGCTTGCTCGGCTGGCGCATGATCCCGGACATCATGACTCACTCGTGGATGTCGCCGGGTACGTCGCGGTCCTGAAGGAGGTGACGCGATGAGGTGGCACCAGAAAGGTTATGGCGGGGAGCGACGCTCGCCAGAGGAAGTCAAGCGGGACGGCTGGCGTGAACAGGGCTTGCTTGCCGTCGCAGTCGACGATGAGCGGCTCAACTGGCCCGAGCGCGAACTCATCCGTCAACTCGGCGAAAAGCTCTATGGCGCGCGTCCTCAGACAAAGGCGGTGCGCAATGAGTGACTGGACACCCAAGCTGGTCGAGGAACGTCTCATTGAAGCTGCCGACGTGCTGAAGCGGCTGCCAGGCGAACGCATTCGCGGCTTCTTCAATACCTGGCCGGAGATCATGGTGGAGTTCTCCGATCTGGTCGGCCGCGAAGCCGAACCGATGAAGCGGCCGCCGCCCCATCCAGCGGCAATCGCCCGTATGGACGAAACGCTCACCTGGACGGTCGGTCTCGAAGCGATCGACGGCAAGATCGTCTGGATGCGGGTGCACGGGGCGTCGTGGAAAACGATCTGCTGGGCGGTCGGGTTGCAGCGATCCGCCGCCCATGAACACTGGCACTATGCGCTTTGCCTCATCGCCATGAGGCTCAATCGACAACCCGTGCCGCCGAACCGCTCGCGCCGCTATGTCATCGATCGCATGCGGGACATCGCCAGTTGCCCACGTGCCTGAGGCGCCAGTCATACCGTTGACGACCAATCGGGATTTCGCGATGGTCTGCAACGCAAGAAGGGGGCAAGAATGATGATGTTACGGGAATCCATCAGGCTCGCTTGCGCGCTGGTATTCACGCTCATGCTTGCGCCTGTCACGTCGGCGGCCCCACTGCCGGTTTGTGAAGGAGGCGATCGTGCGGCACGCATGCTCACCTGCATCGTGGACGGCGACACGGGATGGGAGAACGGCGTGAAGTGGCGCTATGACAGCATCGACACGCCGGAAATGCCTGGCCACGCGGAATGCGATGCAGAAGCACAGATGGCTGTCCAGTCGCGCGACCGGTTGCGAGAGCTGATGGGCGACAGCTACACGATCAACTGGAGCGGCGATGAGGGATCCTACGGACGCGCGCTCGTGACCATTGAGCTTGCCGATGGGCGCTATGCAGGCGAAGTGTTGATCTCCGAGCAATTGGCGCAACCTTGGCCCAATCAGGGGAATGTCTGGTGCGGACGATGACTGTCGCGCTCTCGGCACTTGCCCTCGCCTCGGCCGGACTGGCGTTCTACCGGCCGACGACACCGCAAATGTTGGCCGCCTGCGTGATGAACGCGTTGGCGGCATGGGTCTACTTCGCCTGACATGGCGGTCTTGCATCCAAATGTCCGCCGGACATTTCCTGGCCGGACAAATCCGGATCGATTGCGGTATGAACTCGATAGGCTGAGGAGAAGCGCGCACGGACGATGGCGACGGCTTGCGACCGGTCGTTGATAAGCGAATACCCGCTCCGGACCGACTGCGTTAACGGCCAGGTTTTGGATTTCGCGGGTCCTTCCTGGCGACAATTGTATGCTGGCGGGCGAAGCGCGGAACATCGCCAGCGACAGGGCCAGATTTTTGGGAAGCCACCGGAGTCCGATCCACTTTAGTGGTGCGAATACGTATTAAGTAACAGTGGCTTGCCGGGCGGATGCCGGGGCGGATTCCTGGAGACCGGAATCCCGTTGGAAACCATCTTAGCCAAGGGAATGAAATACTAGGGCAGCGTGCCGGTCAGAACATAACGCAGGACCTGGACCACCTGTTCGGGACGTTCCGCAACAGCAAGGGCTGCAGCATCAATCTCCTTCAGAGCATGCTGATGCTCAGGCCCGTGCAGCACAATGAGAGATTTTCCCAATGCGGATGCAATACCTGCATCGAATGCGGCATTCCATTGTCGGTATTTCTCGCCGAAACGGACCACCACCACGTCAGCCTGGCTGATCCCGCGCCGGGTGCGTATTGCATTGATTTGGGCACCCTTGTGGTCATGCCAGAATTTTTTGTCTTCCTGTCCCAGAATCTGGACACCACAATCATCGCTGGCAGCGTGATCGGTTACCGGACCCTCAAAGCTGACATCGAGATCGCTTGCGCCTTCGATGATCTGGTCGCGCCAATCTGTGTGAATCTCGCCGGAGAGATAGACCTTCAACGTCATGCTGGCTTTCCTTGTGGTTCGCATTTTGCGGATACGACTACTGCGGCGCGCGGGTGACATGCAATTGTCTTGGGAAAGACGGGCGAGAATTCTCATCGACCATGAAGCCAAGTTGTCTCGCCGGATTTTACTCCGGTCGTGAGCCCCAACCTCCGTAAGAAACCGATCGTCGATAGGAACAGCATGACCCTCGCCTTCGCACCCGAGCGGATCGAGACCTGGGCGCTTGCGCGCCTGCAGCCCTATGCGAAGAACGCAAAGGTGCACGGGGCCGACCAGGTCGCGAAGATCGCTGCGAGCATGGCCGAGTTCGGCTGGACTGTGCCTTGCCTCGTCGGCGAGGACGGCGAGTTGATCGCGGGTCACGGCCGCGTGCTGGCGGCTGAGCAGCTCGGGCTGACCGAGGCGCCGGTGATCGTGCTCGGGCACCTTACCCACGCGCAGCGCCGGGCGTACCGCATCGCGGATAACAAGCTGACGGAGCTTGGCACCTGGGACGAGACCCTGCTTTCGGCGGAACTGAACGACCTGCTGGCAGAGGATTTCGACCTGTCGCTGGTCGGGTTCTCCGACGGCGAGTTGGACAAGCTGCTGGCCTACGTTGCGGAAGACGAAAGTGAAGAAGAGGGCGCCGGGGGCTCCCTGCCGCCGGTGACTATCCCGGAGCCGCCGCGCAATCCGGCCTCACGGACGGGCGATCTCTGGATCCTCGGCGACCATCGTCTGCTGTGTGGTGACAGCACAAGCGCGGCCGATGTGCGCCGTTTGATGAATAGCGAGCGGGCTATCCTGTTCGCGACCGACCCGCCATACCTCGTCGACTACGATGGTTCGAACCATCCGACGCGGAATAAGGACTGGTCGGCGTCCTACGGCACGACGTGGGACGACAGTTCGCAGGGGGCCGAGCTTTACGACAGCTTCATCGCCGCGGCAGTCGCCGAGGCGATCACCGAGGATGCGGCCTGGTATTGCTGGCACGCCTCCCGCCGACAGGCGATGCTGGAAGCCTGCTGGGAAAAGGCGGGCGCCTTCGTCCATCAGCAGATCATCTGGGTGAAGGACCGGGGGGTCCTGACCCGATCGCACTACCTCTGGAAGCACGAACCCTGCTTCATGGGTTGGCGCCGAACGAACCGCCCGCCGAAGGTGGCCGAGGAAACGCTGCCCTCGACATGGGCGCTGCCGAGTTTCGCCAAGGATGACCGGCCCGACCACCCGACGCCGAAACCGCTCGACGCCTTCGGCATCCCGATGCGCCAGCATGTTGCGCGCGGTGGGCTTTGCTACGAGCCATTCTCTGGCTCCGGCTCGCAAATCATAGCGGGCGAAGCCAACGGCCGCCGCGTCTTCGCGATGGAAATCAGCCCGGCTTACGTCGATGTCGCCGTGGAGCGCTGGCAGGCCGAGACCGGCCGCGACGCGATCCTCGACGGTGACGGTCGGACCTTCGCGCAGGTGAGGACCGAGCGGCTGGGCGACGATGCCGAAGCCCCGGCCGATGCCTCGGCAAAGGACGCAGCCCCCGAACCCGCGCGAATGCGCAAGTCCGCCGCATGAAGCAGTCACGCCTCATGTCTCTGGTCGAGTCCGTCGCCAACGTGATTGTCGGCTACGGCGTCGCGGTCGTGACGCAGATCCTCATCTTCCCAGTCTTCGGGCTGCACACGATGCTGGCGCAAAACCTGAAGATGGGGACGTTCGCTCCGGTCGCGACGCCTGCAAATTTGATAAGCAAATGATTCTAAATGATAATCTGGGCCGTTAATGCAGGGCATGAGCGAGCGCCAGTACGCCGCGCACGTCGGGCTGTCGCGAGGCGCAATCCAGAAGGCAAAGACCGCCGAGCGGCTGGTTCTCAATCCCGACGGCAGCATCAATGCGGCCGCCAGCGACGCCCGGCGTGCCGAGACGACTGACCCGTCCAAGACGAGGAAGGCGCCCGCGCCAAAGCTGAAGCCGGTCCCCGAGGCGGCGGTCGCTGCAGTTGGCGACACGCTCCGCGAACAGGGACTGGCCGTCCCGCCAGTGGGCGGTGGCACGACCTTCCTGCAGGCCAAGACCGCCAACGAGGTTCTGAAGGCGCAGGAGCGGCGCATCCGGCTCCAGAGGCTGAAGGGGGAACTGGTCGAGCGGGCCCGCGCGCTCACGCTGGTGTTCCGGCTGGCGCGGGAGGAAAGGGATTCATGGGTGAACTGGCCTGCGCGCGCGGCGGCGCTGATGGCGGCCGATCTGGGCGTCGAGCCTGCCGCGATGCAGAAGGTCCTGGAAAAACATGTACGCGCCCACCTCGACGAACTCGCCGAGGTCCGGCCCGACTTCCGGTGAGAGCGGCGATGGCCTGACGGACTTCGACGGCGCGGGCGAGATCCTGCGCGCCTGGGGCAGCGGGCTGCGGCCCGACCCGGACCTGACCGTCTCGGAATGGGCGGACCGGCACCGGATGCTCTCGGGCCGCGCCTCGGCCGAGCCGGGGCGATACCGCACGATGCGCACGCCCTACATGCGCGAGATCATGGATCGGCTCTCGCCCGGCGATCCGGCGCAACGGATCGTGTTCATGAAGGCGGCGCAGGTCGGCGCGACCGAGGCGGGGAACAACTGGATCGGGTTCGCCATCCACCAGGCGCCGGGGCCAATGCTGGCCGTCCAGCCGACCGTGGAACTGGCGAAACGCAACTCGCGCCAGCGCATCTACCCGCTGATCGACGAAAGCCCTGAGCTGCGCGAGCGGGTGAAGCCCGCGCGGTCCCGCGACGCAGGCAACACCATGCTGTCCAAGGAATTCGCGGGCGGGATCCTGATCATGACCGGGGCCAACTCGGCCGTCGGCCTGCGCTCGACCCCGGCGCGCTACATCTTTCTCGACGAGGTCGACGCCTATCCGGCGTCCGCTGACGAGGAAGGCGATCCGGTCACGCTGGCCGAAGCCCGGTCGCTGACCTTCGCGCATCGGCGCAAGGTGCTGCTGGTCTCGACCCCGACGATCCGGGGGCTGAGCCGGATCGAGCGCGAATACGAGGCGAGCGACCAGCGGCGGTACTTCGTGCCGTGCGCGCATTGCGGGGCAATGCAGTGGCTGAAGTTCGACCGGCTGCGCTGGCAGAAGGGCAAGCCGGAGACGGCGGAATACATCTGCGAAGGCTGCGAGCAGCCCATCGCCGAACACCACAAGACGGCGATGCTGGAGGGCGGCGAATGGCGGGCGACGGCCATCGCCGCCGATCCGACCACGGTCGGCTACCACCTCTCGGCGCTCTATTCGCCGGTGGGCTGGCTCAGCTGGCCGCGCATCGCCCGCGGCTGGGAGGCGGCCCAAGGGTCGGACGAGGCGATCAAGGCGTTCCGCAATACGATCCTGGGCGAGACATGGGTCGAGAGCGGCGAAGCCCCGGACTGGCAGCGGCTTTACGACCGGCGCGAGCGCTGGACATCCGGCACTGTGCCCGCGGGCGGGTTGTTCCTGACCGCTGGGGCCGACGTGCAGAAGGACCGGATCGAGGTCGATGTCTGGGCCTGGGGGCGCTCGCTGGAAAGCTGGCTCGTCGATCACGTCGTCATCGAAGGCGGGCCGGATCGCCACGACGCATGGTCCGACCTAACCGCGCTGCTGGATCGATCGTGGCCGCATGAAGGCGGCGCGCATCTTCGGATCGCGCGTCTCGCCATCGACACCGGCTACGAGGCCCCGGCGGTCTATGCCTGGTCGCGCCAGGTGGGCTTCGCGCAGGTGGCGCCGGTGAAAGGTGTCGAGGGGTTCAACCGCTCGAGCCCGGTGTCGGGCCCGACCTTCGTGGACGCGACCGAAGGCGGCCGCCGCCTGCGGCGCGGGGCGCGGCTCTGGACGGTGGCGGTCTCGACCTTCAAGGCCGAAACCTACCGCTTCCTGCGGCTGGCGCGCCCGACCGAGGAGGACATGGCCGACGGGGCGGCGTTCCCGCCCGGTTCGATCCACCTGCCGCATTGGGTCGAGAATGAATGGCTGAAGCAGTTCGTGGCCGAGCAACTGGTGACGGTGCGCACGAAACGTGGCTTCGCCCGGCTGGAATGGCAGAAGCTCCGCGAGCGCAACGAGGCGCTGGATTGCCGGGTCTATGCCCGCGCCGCCGCCTGGATCGCGGGCGCGGATCGCTGGCCGGACGAGAAATGGCGCGACCTCGAGGATCAGCTCGGGGCGGTGCTGACCGACAGCGATCCCGCCGGGCAGATCAACCGGCAGGGACAGGCCCCGCAGGGCAAGCGCCGTTCCGACTGGCTCGGGCGGCGGGAGGGGTGGTTTTAGGCCGGTGGCGTGACGGCCACGAGGCCCGGCAAGGAAAGCAGCAATGACGGACTGGACGGAAACCGAGCTCTCGGCGCTGCGCCGGGCCTATGCCAGCGGCACGACCCGGGTCAGCTATGACGGAAAATCCGTCGACTACGGCTCGGCCGAGGATCTACTCGCCCGCATCCGCACCATCGAGCGGGCCATCGCGGGTGTCGGTCGACTGCTGCCGGTCGCCGGGCTGGCGGGCTTTTCGCGCGGGGACCGCTGATGCCCGCGAACTGGATGGACCACGCCATCGCATCGGTGGCCCCGCGCATGGCCGCTCGCCGCGTGATGGCCCGTCAGGCGTTCGAGACGCTGACGCGGGGCTACGACGGCGCTGCGCGCGGGCGACGGACGGAAGGCTGGCGCGCGCCGGCATCCTCCGCCGACAGCGAGATCGGCATGGCCGGGGCGCTGCTGCGCGACCGGATGCGTGATCTGGTGCGCAACAACCCCCATGCGGCGAAGGCCGTCGCGGTGCTGGTGAACAACATCATCGGCGCCGGCATCATGCCGCGCGCCGCGAGTGGCGATGAGGCGCTGGATCGCCGCGTCGATGCCCTGTTTGAACGCTGGACAGCGGAGTGCGATGCCGACGGCCAGCTCGACTTTTATGGTCTGCAGACGCTGATCTGCCGCGAGATGGTCGAAGCGGGCGAGGTGCTGGTGCGCCGGAGATTGCGGCGGGCAAGCGACGGTCTGCCGGTGCCGCTGCAGTTGCAGGTGCAGGTGCTGGAGGCCGATTTCCTCGACGCCACCAGGACCAGCACCACCGGGGCCACGCGCATTGTGCAGGGGATCGAGTTCGATGCCTTGGGCAAGCGCCGCGCCTATTGGCTGCATGCCGAACACCCTGGCGACGCGCATGGGGCGCTGCGTGGCGGCTTCGACAGCCGCCCGGTCTCCGCGTCCGACATCGCCCATGTCTATGAAAAACAGCGCACGCAGGCGCGCGGCGTCCCTTGGGGCGCGCCGGTGATCCGCAGCCTGCGCGATCTCGACGATTACGAGGTGGCGGAACTGGTCCGCAAGAAGACCGAAGCCTGTGTCACCGCCATCGTCTTCGGCGATGACGAGGCGCAACAGGGCATCGCCCCCGCCGTGGTCGATGCCGATGGCAACCGCGTCGAGCAGTTCGAGCCGGGGCTGATCGCCTATGCCCGCGGCGGCAAGGACATCCGCTTCAACCAGCCGGCCGCCACCGGGGGCTACGCTGAATACAAGCGGGCAAACCTGCACACCATCTCGGCCGGATTCCGGGTGCCCTATGAGTTGCTGACCGGGGACCTCAGCCAGGTCAACTATTCCTCGATCCGGGCGGGACTGGTCGAATTCCGCCGCCAGATCGACGCCGTGCAGTGGCAGCTGTTCATCCCGATGTTGTGTCAGCCCGTGTGGCGCTGGTTCACGGAAAGTGCATGGGCAGCGGGCCAGATCCCGACACCGGAGGTGCCGGTGGAATGGTCGCCGCCGAAGTTCGACGCCGTCGATCCCTACAAGGACGCCATGGCCGATTTGCTGGCGATCCGCTCCGGCACCATGACCTTGGCGCAGGCCATCGCCCGGCAGGGCCACAACCCGGACGCGGTGCTGGCCGAGATCGCCGCGACCAATGCCAGGCTCGACGAGCTGGGGCTGGTGCTCGACAGCGATCCGCGTCGAGTGACGAAAACCGGCAGCGCGCAGACCAGCGATCCGGCCGGTGAACCGGATGCCGACGACACCACCGCCGACGACCCGGCCGCCGACGCGGATGAAACTGATCCGGCGCAGCCCGACCAACAGGACTGACCTTCATGGACACGATGATCGAACTGCCGGCCATGCGTCGGTCAGCGGAGCTTGCGCCGAACACAGCCGACGCCGACAGCCGGACCGTCGAGGTCATTTGGTCAGCCGGGGCCCGCATCCGCCGCGCCACCTTTTTTGGTGAGCCCTATGAAGAGGAACTGAGCCTCGACCCGGCCCATGTACGGCTCGACCGTCTGAACGCGGGCGCACCCTTTCTGAAGGTGCATGAGCTCGACACGCTCGACGCGGTGATCGGCTCGGTCGTGCCCGGCTCGGCCCGGATCGAGAACGGTCGCGGCTTCGCGCAGGTCCGCATCAGCGAGCGCGCCGATGTCGAGTCGATCTGGCGCGACATCCAGGCCGGGCACATCCGCGCGGTCTCCATCGGCTACCAGGTCCATCGCTTCGACATCTCGAAGCCAGACGGCGGGCGGGAGCTCTGGCGGGCGGTGGACTGGACGCCGTTCGAGGTCTCCGCCGTCGCGGTCGGAGCAGACCCCGCCGCCGGTTTCCGCGCCCAGCATCCCCTTCACGACTGCGTCCTTCACCGCCGGGACGCCCCTTCAAGCACGAAAGGACCGATCCCGATGACGGACAAGACCCAGACCCCGGCGCGCAACGCCGCAACCCCCGCCACCACCCAGCCGACCGAGCCGGTTGAAACCGAGGACGCCATTATGACCGAGCCGAAAGCGGCTGCGCCCGACCCGAAGGTCGCGGCCAGCGAACCGACGGTCCACGCAAGTGAGACGCGCAGCCAGCCGACGACGCAAGCAACTCCCGCGCCCGACACCGAGGCTGTCGCCACCCTCGCCCGCGAGGCGGAGCGCGATCGCGTCTCCACCATCTACGATCTGGCCGGGCGGCTGAATCTCGAGCGCGGCTTCGCCGAGGATCTGGTCAAGCGCGGCGTCGGCGTCGACGAGACCCGCCGCCTGATCCTCGACCAGGTCGCCGCGAAATCGGACGAGACCCGGACATTCCCCCATGTCTCCGTCCCGCTCGGCGGCCGGGATGAGCGTGTCACCCGCCGCGACGCCGTGGCGAATGCGCTGCTGCACCGCTACAGCCCGACGCTGTTCCAGCTGGAGGATGCCGCGCGCCAGTATCGCGGCATGACGCTGCTGGAACTGGCCCGCGAAAGCCTCGGCAATGCCGGGGTGAACACACGCGGCCTGTCGCGCGACGAGGTGGCGACGCGGGCCCTGCATTCGAGCTCGGACTTCCCCGAGATCCTCTCGGCGGTCACCAACAGGACCCTGCGGCAGGCCTACGAGGCCTATCCCCGCACGTTCATGCTGTTTTGCCGTCAGGTGCTTGCCACCGACTTCAAGGCGATGCACCGGGTGCAGCTCGGCGAGGCCCCGCAGCTGCTCGAGGTCGGCGAGAGCGGCGAGTTCAAGCGTGGGACGCTCGGCGAGAGCAAGGAGAGCTACAAGGTCAAGACCTATGGCCGCGTGGTCGCGATCACCCGCCAGACGCTGATCAACGACGATCTCGACGCGTTCACCCGGATCCCGGCGATGTATGGCAACTCCATCGCCCAGCTGGAGTCAGACGTCGTCTGGGGCATCATCACCGCCAATCCGGCCATGGCCGACGGCAATGCGCTGTTCCACACCACACATAAAAACCTCGCGGGCACCGGCGCGGCGCTTGCGGTGGATGCGGTGGGCGCGGCGCGGGCGGCGATGGCCAAGCAGACCGGCCTCGACAAGAAGTCGGTGCTGAACGTTCGGCCCGCCTTTCTCATCGTACCAGCCTCGCTGGAACTAAAGGCCGAGCAACTGGTGGCCCAGAACCTCGTGCCCGCAGCGACCGCCAGCGTCGTGCCGCAGTCGATCCGGACGCTGGCGCCGATCAGCGAGCCGCGCCTCGACGCCGCCAGCGAGACCGCCTGGTATCTGGTCGCGAGCCCGAACCAAATCGACACCATCGAGTACGCCTATCTCGAGGGCCAGCAGGGGGCCTATATCGAGACTCGCAACGGCTTCGACGTCGACGGTGTGGAGATCAAGTGTCGCCTCGACTTCGGCGCCAAGGCCATCGACTGGCGCGGCCTATACAAGAACCCCGGTGCGTAAGGCGCAAAGGGGTTTCTTCTCAATTGCGGGCTCATAACCTAGACTTCCGAGGGGAATCATTCAGAGGCATCGTAATGAGTCGCGTTATTCTTGTGTCCTGCGTAGCAGGGAAGAGGTCGAGAGCAACACTGGCGGCAAACCTCTACACTTCGGCGTGGTTCGTGAAGGCCCGTGTACTTGTAGAAGCCAGTGGTGACCCATGGTTCATTTTGTCGGCGGAGCACGGACTGCTCGCCCCCGACCGCGTGATCGAGCCATACGAGCGCACCCTGAACACCATGTCAGTTGCTGACCGGCGCGCATGGGCGCAGCAAGTGCAGGAGCAGATGGAGGAGACCATCCCCGAGGTTGGCGAAGTCGTTGTGATGGCTGGCAACCGCTATCGCGAGAACCTTATGCCATATCTACGCGAGCGTTTTACGAAGGTGACCGTGCCGATGGATGGACTGACAATTGGCCGACAGCTGAGCTGGCTGCACCATGCCGCTGCTCTCTGACCTCAACGCGTTCTATGCCTTGCTCGATGAACTCGAAGCCAAAATCGGCGGACGGCTACGATTAGGTGATTGTCACGGGCGGATGCCCTGGCCCCAGCGGGGGGTTTATTTCTTCTTCGAGCCCGATGAACCCCGGGAAACTTCTTCGTCGCAACAACGTGTGGTGCGGGTTGGCACGCATGGGCTCATATCCAGATCACGCACGACGCTCTGGAAGAGGCTCGGCCAACACCGTGGCACCAGCAATCCCATTGGTGGAAATCATCGTGGCTCAATCTTCAGGTTGTTGGTCGGGGAGGCTCTTTTAAACGCAGCCGGATTGCCAAGCGTCGAGAGCTGGGGGCGAGGTTCATCGGCCACGCGAGATCTGCGCGATCACGAGCGAGAGCATGAGGTGAGGGTGAGTGAATACCTCGGTAAAATGAACCTGCTGTTCCTGGACGTTCCGGACAAACCAGGTCCTGATAGCGCGCGCGCTATCATCGAACGGAACAGCATTGCCCTTCTGAGTAGCGTTAGAGACTCGACGCAAGATCGGCCCAGCGCCGGATGGCTTGGAAACCATAGCGGACGAGAAAGGGTTCGCCGATCTGGCCTATGGAACAACAACCACGTCGAAGAGACGTACGATCCGGGATTCTTGGATCTTTTCGAAGACTTGGTCAGGCGTATGCCGGCACACTAAGCCCAAACATAAAAAATGCAGATCTTGGGCGGCCAAACGGCCGCCCTTTCTCTTTTGAGGAAAGATTTTTTGTCATGAAAAACCACGTCCAGCCCGGCAACACCATCACCCTGACCGCCCCCTACGCCGTCGCTTCGGGCGATGGGCTGCTCGTCGGCTCCATCTTCGGCATCGCCACCGGAGGCGCCACCCTTGGCGAGCCCGTCGAGGCAGCACTCGTCGGCGTGTTCGACATCACCAAGATCGGCTCGCAGGCCTGGACGGCCGGCGCGAAAATCTATTGGGACGACACCAACAAGCGCACCACCAACGTGGCCACCTCGAACACGCTGATCGGCGTCGCCATTGAGGCAGTCGCGGGTGGGGCCGGTGATACCCACGGCCGGGTGCGGCTCAACGGCAGCTTCTGATGGCTGCCTTCGCGGCCGCCGTCGGCGCGCTCTTCGCCGATCCGAACATCGGCCGGGACGCGGTCTACATCGCCGATGGCGGCGCGCCCATGCTGGTTCGTGCCGTCGCCCGGCGCGCTGACGTCATATCGGACTTCGGCGATGCCCGGCTCTGGTCCGAGACCACCCGGATCGATCTGCGTGTGGCCGAGGTGGCGAACCCGCGTCCCGGCGATCGCTTGGAAATCGACGGCGATGCCTTCCTCATCCAGGGCGAGCCCGTCCGCGACCGCGAACGACTGGTCTGGACCGTCGATCTGCGCCCGGCGTGACCGCGATGAAGCTGAAGCTCGACATCGATCCTGACATCGTCGCGATGATGCAGGCCGAGATCGCTGCGGGCGAACGCGCCGTCACCGCTGCCATGCGCGAGGCCGGGACCGGGCTGAAGACCGCGTGGCGGCTGCAGATCACCGGTGCGGGGCTCGGCACACGGCTCGCCAATTCGATCCGAAGCCAGAACTTCCCGAGGTCGGGCGAAAGCCTGGACGCGGCAGCGCTGGTCTGGTCGAAGGCGCCGGTCATCGTGGGCGCGCATGATGCCGGCCCGCTGATCCGCTCGAAAGACGGGTTCTGGCTGGCGATTCCGCTGCCCGCCGCAGGCAAATCCCTGCGAGGCAGAAGGATCACGCCCGGTGAGTGGGAGCGCCGCCGCGGGTTGCGCCTGCGCTTCGTCTATCGCCGCACGGGGCCGAGCCTCCTGGTGGCGGAGGGACGGCTGAACAGGAAAGGTCAGGCGGTGGTGTCGCGCTCGAAGACCGGGCGTGGCAAGGTCACCGCACCGATCTTCCTGCTGGTGCCGCAGGTCAAGCTGCCCAAGCGGCTGGATCTCGAATGGGACGCCGAGCGTGCGCTCGACAGGGTGCCGGGAGTGGTTGTGGCGAATTGGGTGGAGGGGCAATTTTAAGTCGATGAATCTGCGGGTTCCGGGAAGCCATGATACCACTCCTGGTGATTCCCTTCATGGTTCGGCATTCCGGGTTTGGTCAGGCAGCCCCTTGGTTCAGCGTAACTATTGATCCGTCGTTCGGGGTTTTCATGCCATGAGATATTGAATGCAGCCATGCGCGGGAAAAAGTACAGGCTCGAGTATGGCAAATGGTCATGTATCCACCATGCAAGCGCGCGCCAATCCTCGCCCTTATCGTAGCGGTCGGCGAACCAAGGGATGACAATGCAAGCCGTTGCACCACTGAAGCCATCGGCGTCTCTTCGATCCCAGATATGACCAGCGAAATTAGCTTCGTTCGATGCACAACTATAGCCTTTCTTTTTTGCGCGCTGTTGTTGGTTGCAGAAACCGTTCACCTCACTAGACCGGAACGCTGATCGGATCACGACCTTTCCAAAAGTAGCATGAAGCGGTTCGAGAAGCTCTTCGCAGAGGCGCTTGCCGACGGCCACGGCAAGGGTAGGATCCTCGGGGAGGTTCGGGATACCGTGGAGGTTTGCAACCTCGCTATAGAGGAACTCGCGCATGAAGAACGACTTTGAGAGACGGATACGGCCGAACTCATCGAGGGCAGAAACGCTTTCAGGCTTCTTGGTCAAAAATATGCTCCGATCTTTCGTTTTTGCATTTCATTCGGATGTTCAACATTCAACCGGATTAAGTGCAAGTTGCACGGTTCGCCCACCTGCGCCTGACTCCTGATGCCTACCTCACGCGAAACCATCCTCGCCGCGCTGCACGCGCGGCTCTCGGCGCTGCCCGCCACCGCGCTCCGCGGCGAGGGGCTGCCCGAGCGCGTGCCAGCCGAGGGCCTGCTGATCCTGCGCGACGGCGAGCCCGGAGAACCGGAGGTTACGCTGTCGCCCTTGCGGTACCACTACCAGCACCGCGCCGAGATCGAGGCAGTTGTGCAGGGCACCGATCGTGACGCCGCCTTCGACACGTTGACCGCCAGAATCGCCGCGGCGCTTGCCGCCGACCGGACGCTGGGCGGCCTCTGCGACTGGGTCGAGGCCGGAGCCCCGCGCGCGGTCGATCTGCCGATCGAGGGCGCGGCGAGCCTGAAGGCCGCAGTGGTCCCGGTGGTGCTGCACTATTCCACGGCCGACCAATTGGCCTGACCACGACAAGCCGAGGAGAACACCATGGCACGAGCCCAGGGGGCGCGGGCGCTGATGGCACTTGCGTTCGAGACGACCTATGGAACGCCGCCCGCGAGCGGCTTCACCCGCATGCCCTTCGCCACCACCTCGCTCGGTGCCGAGCAGCCGCTCTTGAACTCCGAGCTTCTCGGCTACGGCCGCGATCCGCTGGCGCCGATCAAGGACACGGTCACGGCCGATGGCGATGTCGTCGTGCCGCTCGATGCTTCAGGCTTAGGCTTCTGGCTGAAGGCGGCCTTCGGCGCGCCAACGACCACAGGCGTCGAGGCCCCGTACAGCCACGAGTTCCACTCAGGGTCCTGGACGCTGCCCTCGATGTCGATCGAGACCGGTATGCCGGAGGTGCCGCGCTATGCGATGTACCCGGGCTGCGTGCTCGACCAGCTGACCTGGCAGATGCAGCGCTCGGGCCTGCTGACGGCAACCGCGCGGCTGGTCGCGCAGGGCGAGACGGTCGGAACCACGACGAGCGCGGGTACACCGGCCACGCTAGAGTTGAAGCGGTTTGGTCATTTCAACGGGGCGATCACCCGGAACGGGACGGCGCTCGGCAATGTCGTCTCGGCAGATATCACCTATGCCAACAACCTCGACCGGATCGAAACCATCCGCTCGGACGGCCGCATCGACGGGGCCGACCCGTCTATCGCGGCGCTGACCGGCCGGATCGAGGTGCGCTTCGCCGACCAGACGCTCGTGACGCAGGCGATCAACGGCGAGGCCTGCGAGATGGACTTCGCCTACCTCCTGCCGTCCGGCGAGAGCTTCACCTTCACCGTGCACGCCGTCTACCTGCCGCGACCCCGGATCGAGATCTCCGGTCCGCAGGGCGTGCAGGCCACCTTCGACTGGCAGGCCGCCCGCGACAGCGTGGTCGGCCGGATGTGCACCGCAACCCTGATCAACGACATTGAGGAATACTGATGCTCACGCTCGACCTGACCAACGCGCCACGCTGGCATGACCTCGCCCCCGGCGTTCGGGTGCAGCTTCGCCCGCTGACCACCGCGCTGATGGTGGCGACACGCAGCGCCCCGGCCGTCGAGGCCGTGCCCGAGGAGGCCTCCGACGAGGAGCGCGCGGTGGTCTTCGCCAAGGCGCTGGCGCGTCGGGCGGTGCTCGCCTGGGAGGGCATCGGCGATGCCGACGGCAATTCCATCGACCCCAGCCCCGAGGCCATCGACGCGTTGCTCGATGTCTGGCCGATCTTCGAAGCCTTCCAGCTGAGCTACGTTTCGAAGGGTCTGCTGCTCGAACAGGAAAAAAACGCCTCTGCGCTCTCGCCGAATGGTCCTTCGGCGGGGGCGAGCGGTACTGCCAAGCCTGCCCATCCTACAAGGGCCGCGAGCAAGCCTGCCCGGACTGCCCAGCGCGGCTGAACCGGCCTCTGACGCATGAAGGCTGGCAGGTCTGGGACCTGGTCGGCCGTCTCGGCGGCCAGCTGCGCGTGTTGCCCGGCGCGGTGATCGGCTGGGACATGTCGGCGGCGCTGGCACTCGGTGATGCGCTCGGTGTGCTGCCGCTCGCCATGGCCGAACTGCTGCCAGAGATCGAGGCGGTGATGGTCCGGAAGCTGAACGAGGAACTGGCGGCGAAAGGCGTTTCGGATGTCAGGCCTTGATCTTCTCAATATAGGTGACGGCGGGAAGTTCTTCGAAATGTGCGTCGCAGGTCAGGAGTGTCGCGCCTTGTGCGCGAGCTGTTGCGAATATGATCGCGTCGGCGGTCGCAAGCTTGTGCTCGCGGCAGGCCTCCGCCGCCGCCACCGCGATCTCGGTGTCCAGAGGCACAACAGTGCAGACCTGCGTGAAGGCGATGACCTGATCCGCCTTGTCCTCGCCGACCTCGCGGGTCAGCCATTTCGCCAGCTCCAGCTGGACCATGGTCGGGACGAGCCACTCAGCCTGTTCTGGCAACTGCCTGGACAGCTTCTCGCCTGTTGGCGAGTCGATGAGCCATTCGATCCACGCCGACGTGTCGACGAGGATCATCAGAACCGGTCCGAGCGGTCGCGATAGTCTTTGGGCGATGCCCCTCGTGCCAGGCCTTTCAGCGCCTCCCGCTTCGGCACTGGCACCAGCAGGACGCCCGTGCCCTTCGGGATGAAGGCGAAGGTCAGCCCGGCCTCCCATTGCTGCGCGGCCCGGATCGCCTTGGGAATCGAGATCTGGAACTTCGAGGACAGAGTTGCGGTCTCGGCCATGGTCATACGCTCGTTTGATCGATAGCGGAAACGTAAGACGCGGATGCGGCGAAAGCAAGGAGCCTGCCAATGGCCGAAAAGCGCGTTAGTGTCCGGCTAGCCGCGGTCGGCGGACGGCAGGTGCGCGCCGAACTGGAAGGAGTTGGTGAAGCCGGAACACGGGGCTTCGGACGGCTCTCCCGCGAGATGGAGGCAGCGAATAAGCGGCTTGCTGGTTTTGCACGTGGGATCACGGTCGCGATGAGCGCGGCTGCCGCGGCCGCTATTCCGGCCATGGGGGCAATCGCCAGGGCAACGATCCAGGCTGCCGCCGAAACCCGTGAGCTCGCGCAGGTGGCAAATGCCACACCGGAGGCGTTCCAACGCTGGGCTGGGGCTGCCCGTTCTGTCGGCATCGAGGAGGAAAAGCTTGCTGACGTTTTGAAGGACGTCAATGACCGTGTGGGCGACTTTCTGCAAACCGGCGGCGGTCCGATGGCGGACTTTTTCGAGAATGTTGCGCCGAAGGTCGGTGTCACCGCCGATCAGTTCGCCCGGCTTTCCGGCCCGGAAGCCCTGAAGCTCTTCGTGGATAGTCTAGAGAGAGCCGGTCTCTCCCAGCAGGAGATGACCTTTTATCTCGAAGCCATGGCCAGCGACGTCACCCGATTGCTGCCGCTTCTTCGTAATGGCGGGGCGGAGATGCAGCGGCTCGGAGCCCGTGCCAGCGATCTCGGCGCAGTGATGGATGCCAGTACCATCGAGACGATGCGCCGGGCACAGATCGCTCTGATCGGTGTCGGCCAGGTGTTCGAGGGCATGCGCAACCAGATCGGTGCGGCATTGGCGCCTGCGATGATCAGGCTGTCCAATGCCTTCATTCGACTTTCCTCCTCAGGCGGGATGCTGCACAGCGCGTTTCATGGGCTGATCGACAATCTCGATCGGCTCGCCACCTATGCTGCAACCTTTGTCGCTTATCTCACCGGGCGTTGGGTGGCAGGCTTCGCAGCGGCAGCGTTCTCCGTCCGCGGTCTTGCCACGGCACTCGTTCTCCTGCGCGGCGCTCTCATCCGCACCGGCATCGGTGCGCTGATCATTGGTGTCGGCGAGCTGATCTACCAATTCGGTCAGTTGGTTCGCGGTGCCGGTGGGTTGGGCAATGCATTCCAACTGATGGGCGGCGTGGCGAAGGCCGTCTGGAACGGCATCAAGGCCTCGGCCGGATCCTTCGCCGACGACTTCCGGGCGCTGCGCGCAGAGGTGGAATCGATCTGGCTGCGACTAATGTCATTCCTCTCCCGCAAGTGGGCAGACTTCCTCGGGCAGATCGGGCCGACCTTCAACGCGGTGGCGCAGACGATCGGCGCGGATGCGCGGGTCGACTGGTTCGGGGCACAATCCTATGCCTCGAGGCTCGGTCATGCGGCCAGCAATGCCGGCGCCTCGGCCGAGGTATTCCGCCGGCAGGCGATTGCCACGCGCGCCTCCGCCTTCGACGGTGTCGGTCCGGCGATGCAGGCGCTGCGCGATGCGATGCGTGGCGGCAATGATATCGGTGCAGATGCGCTCACTGAGGCGACGCGGGCTACCGAGCGGTTCGAAACGGCCCTTGGAGATGCTGGCAGCGCCGCAACGGGTGCGGGGACTGCCACGAAGGCAGCCGCCGAGGCTGCAAAGCCGACGTCCGAGGCTGCTGCTACCGGCTGGCAGGCGGTCACAGCGGCGCTTTCCAATTATGCTGGCAGGGCACGTGCTGTCGGCGACGATATCGGCAAGAGCCTGGTCGGTGCTTTCCAAGGTGCCGAAAATGCCGTCGCCGACTTCGTCAAGTCCGGCAAGCTGAAGGTCCGTGATCTCGTCACCTCGCTGATTGCCGATCTTGCCAAGCTCGCCGCACGGCGTTTCATCCTCGCTCCGCTCTCCAATGCGGTCAGTGGTATTTTCGGCGGTATGGCTGATCCTTGGGCGAGCCTGCGTGCCGTCACAATGCATTCAGGTGGCATTGCCGGCCGCGATGGCACAGCGCGCATGGTGCCGACATTGGCCTTTGCCGGGGCGCCGCGGATGCATTCTGGCGGCTCGGTCGGGCTCCGCCATGACGAGGTGCCGGCGATCCTGCAACGCGGTGAGCGTGTGCTTTCTCGGCGTGAGACGAGAGACTATGGCACGGCGAGTAGCACGCCGGCTGTCAACATCACCATCATGACCCGTGACGCGGAAAGCTTCCGCCAGTCTCGCACGCAGGTCGCGGCTGACATCGCCCGTGCCGTGTCGCTCGGCCGGCGTGGGCTCTGAGCTCACCTTCGATCACAGTCACGAATTCACAAGAGATACGCTATGGCCTTCCACGAGGTTCGGTTTCCGGACGACGTCAGCCGCGGCGCGCGCGGCGGGCCGGAACGGCGCACCCAGATTGTCGAGCTGGCGAGCGGCAATGAAGAACGCAATGCCAGCTGGGCGAACAGCCGTCGTCGCTATGATGTCGCCTATGGCATCCGCCGCGTCGACGATCTTGCCGCGGTGGTCGCCTTCTTTGAGGCGCGCAACGGCAGATTGTTTGGCTTCCGGTTCAAGGACTGGGCCGACTACAAATCCTGTCCACCGTCGCAGATACCGGAGCCAACCGATCAAGGGATTGGCAATGGCGATGGCACGACGACCGCCTTTCAATTGGTGAAGCGCTACACCTCGGGTGGCCAGTCGTGGAGCCGGACGATCGCAAAGCCTGTGACTGAGACGGTCCGCATTGCCCTGTCGGGAGTTGAACAGCCCTCCGGTTGGTCCGCCGACACCACGACCGGCGTCGTCACCTTCACCGCCGCGCCGGGTGCTGGCGTCGCCATAACTGCATGCTTCGAGTTTGACGTTCCCGTCCGCTTCGACACTGACAAGCTCGACGTGACGCTCGATCTCGAGCGGCTCGGCTCGATCACCTCCATCCCGCTCGTGGAGATCCGACGATGAACGATGACCAAGGTTTCGTTGCGGCCGTGCTGCGCGAGCTTGCCGCATCGACGGCGGTGATCCTCGCGGCCTGGGGTGCGCTCGGCGGTGCCACGAACGCGCTGACGACGAGGATGCGTCTGCGCGATGCGCTGCGTCACATCCTTCTCGGCGGGTTGATCGCCGCCGGCATGGGAAGCCTTTCGATGGCGCTCGTCACCTTTTGGTTGGGCTTGCCGCCCGAAACAATCCCCGCCGGGAGCGCTGCAGGCTCGGCCGCCTATCTCGTCGGCGTCTTTGGCCCTGCCTTCATCGAAGTCGCGCTCGCGCGGCTCAAAGGAGGAAGAGGAGGCGCCGAGGGAGATGGGGGCAATGCGTGAGCTTCTGCATCTTGCCCGCCAACTTCGTCGCGACAGCCCCGATCCGCTTGAGACCTTCGCTCATCGACTGCGTGTCGGCGTCGTCGCGGCGCTCATCATCCTGCTCGCTCTTTCCTTGAGGTGATCCATGCATGGAAACTTTGAAAACTGCCTGGCGGTGACGCTGGGCTACGAAGGCGGCTGGGCGGACCATCCCTCCGACCCGGGCGGTGCCACCATGAAAGGCATCACGCTCGCCACCTATCGCCGCTACCGGCCGAACGCGACGCGAACGCAGCTGCGCAACATTCCGCAGGAGGATGTGGCACGGATCTATCGCACTGGGTACTGGGATACGGTTGGCGGCGACCGGCTCGCTGCCGGCGTCGATCTTGCCACCTTTGATGCCGGTGTGAATTCCGGGCCCTCTCGCGCTCGCAAATGGTTGATGAGCGCGATCGGCGGGCCGGATCATGAGACGGTGCAAAAGCTCTGCGCCAAGCGCCTCGGCTTCATGCGCTCGCTCGCCATCTGGAAGACTTTCGGCAGGGGGTGGTCACGCCGGGTCGCAAACATCGAGGCCAAGGGCGTTGCCTGGGCGCTGGCGAAGTCGACCGGGCGGCAGACGGCGCGCGAGGAACTGGTGAAGCAAGCCAAAGCCGCCAAATCCAAGGCAAGCAATCAGGCCGCGGGTGCCGGTGCATCCGGCGCCACGACGACGGCGGGTGGCGGTGATGTGCTGATCAATCCGCAGCACGCCGACCAGATCGCTGGCTGGGTCCTCAGCGTGATCGTCGCCGCCGGCGCGTTCCTTGTCTTCATTCTCATCGTTCGAGCGATCGTCCATAAGCAGCGCGCGTCAGCCTATGCCGCCGAGGCGGAAAGGATCATGCTGTGAGCCCCGTCCTTGCATCCATGTTGATTGAGGTCGCCGCGAAAGTCGGCGCGCCGATCGTGAGGCAGCTTCTCGAAACCCGTGTTGGCGGCATGGCCGGTGAGATGGGCGGCATGATCATCGACACCATTGCCAAGAAGGCCGGTGTTGCCCCCGATGATCTTCCATCGCTGCCCGCTGAAGATCTGGAGATTGCCGTCGCCGCGGCCGAGGCGGAGACACCCCAGCTTGTGGCTGCATGGGTCGAGCAGCAGCGTGAAGCCAACAGGCTGATGCTGGCCGAATTGGGCAGGAGTGAGAGCTGGTGGACATGGGCTTGGCGGCCGGCCTGGATGTGGTTCCTCGGCTTCCTCTTTCTCTTCCGGCTGGTCCTGGTGCCGACCTTAGATGCCGCGATCGGCTCAGACATTGCGGCAGACATCGACCTTTCCACGATGATGACGCTGACCGCCTGGTTCATGGGCCTCTATATGGGCGGGCACACGGTCAAACAGGCGCTCAACCAATTTGCGGGGCGAGGATGATCGTCGGTGATAGTTTATGAAATTGCTCTCTCCACACTTGCAGGCCCATCTCGACGAGGGCACGACGACGCTCGCCTGGTGCTGGCGGATCATGCGTGCCGATGGCATAACTTTCGGCTTCACCGACCACGACCGGACGCTCGGCTTTGATGGCACGGACTTCGAGCCCGAGAGCGGGCTGACAGCCTCTGAAGTGCGTTCGGGATCGGACCTGTCGGTCGATGCGCAGGACGCCGAGGGCGTGCTGACTTCCGACCGGATCACCGAAACCGACATCCTTGATGGCCGTTGGGACAACGCTGAGATAGAGGTCTGGCGGGTGAACTGGGCGGACGTCTCGCAACGCGTGCTGATGCGGCGCGGCGCGATCGGACAGATCCGGCGCGGGCGGCTGGCTTTCGTCGCAGAGGTACGCTCGCTTGCGCATGTCCTCGGCCAAACAGTCGGCCGAACCTTCCAGGCAAGCTGTGACGCTGCACTCGGCGATGGGCGCTGCGGCGTCGATCTCGAGGCCCCGGCCTTCAAGGGCACGGGCGCCGTCATCGATCTCCTGCGAGACCGTGCCTTCACCGCCTCGGGGCTCGACGGATATGCCTCCGGCTGGTTCACCTTCGGCACGCTTAAGTGGACGAGCGGCGCGAACGCAGGGCGGCGCACCGAAGTGCTGGGCCACGGTGTCACGGATGGCATCGCGGTGCTGACGCTGCTCGAGGCGCCGGTGCGCGCAGTCGGCGAGGGTGACGGTTTCACAATTCGCGCCGGCTGCGACAAGCGCATCGAGACCTGCGGAATGAAATTTGCCAACACCGCCAACTTCCGCGGCTTCCCGCATATCCCCGGCCAGGACGCAGTTCTCCGCTACGCGACGAAGGACGGCGGGCACGAGGGGGCGATTTTGTGACGATTGTTGATTGCGAGCGCTTTGTATGGGTTTGGTCAGTTGCTTCCGCTCAGCTGTTTACTTGTCCAAGTGTCGGCTTTTAACCTGCATCCGGCTGTGCCTGGAGGATCGATGTGAAGCTTGACCAATTTGAGAATAAGCTTGCCGACATGATCGGGAGGCCGACTGACCTTCGACCATTTGTGTGCGAAGGCTCGCCTCTCGACTGCAAGATATTTCTGGTTGGCTTCAACCCGGCAACAGAACTGGCAAACGATTTTTGGCACTTCTGGCGACCCGGATATGGCTTCGACAAGCAGGAATGGTTGCGATCCTACGCCGCCACCCGCTCAGTGCCAAAGCCGGGAAAAACACGGCGGCTTGCGATCAGTCCGACGCGCCTTCGCATCGAATCCTTTGTCGAGGGAGCCAGCCCTGTTCGCATACTGGAGACGAACATTTTCTCGGCCGACAGTGCAGACATGCAGACCCTCCATCCCTCCCGGCGAGAAATCGCGCCGTTCCACTTTCTGCTCGAGACCATCATGCCGGAGGTGGTCGTTGCACACGGAAAGACTGCGACTGCTGCCGTTGAGGTCCTCAAGGGCCCGTGGAAATTTGTAAGTGCAGGACATTTCTCTCGCTACGAAACAAAACGATCCGCCGGCAAGCTCGGCCGTGAAGCGGCAGCTTTCGTCCAGGGAGGCGGATAGGGAGTTCCACAATCGAACATCATTACAAGATTTTGGCGCACCCCGAACTGCTGTGAGAACCGCCAATTCTGACTGCATCATCGCGGTTGCGCGCTCATGGCTGGGCACGCCCTACCACGATCAGGCGAGCCTCAAAGGTGTCGGCTGCGACTGCCTCGGTCTCGCCCGGGGGATCTGGCGGGAAGTGGTGGGTCCGGAGCCGTTTCCGATGCCGCCCTATAGCCGCGACTGGGGCGAGACGGGCCCATGCGAGGTACTGGCCGAAGGCGCGCGCCGGCTAATGATCGAGATAGAGCCCGCGGCGGCCAGCCCCGGCGCCTTGGTCCTTTTTCGGATGAAGCCACGCGCCATCGCCAAACATGTCGGGCTCATCACCAGCACCGTCACCTTTATCCACGCCTATGGTCGGCTCGGCGTGATCGAGCAGCCCTTGAGCGAAGCGTGGCGGCGGCGCATCGCCTTTGCCTTCCTGTTTCCGCAACGCTGAGCCCCAACCATGACCACTCTCATTCTCGGCGCAGCCGGCGCCGCCATTGGCGGCGGGATTGGCGGCGCGATCCTTGGCGTCGGCGCCGCGACCATTGGCGGCGTCATCGGTTCCACTATCGGATCGGCAGTTGACAGCTGGCTCATCTCGTCGCTCACGCCGACGCAGCGCATCGAGGGCGCGCGACTCGACACGCTCCGCATCACCTCTGCCACAGAAGGCGCGGTGATCCCGCGGCTCTACGGTCGGATGCGGTTGGGCGGAAACATCATATGGGCGACGGACTTCCGCGAAGAGACCGAGACGACCACGCAAGGCGGTGGAAAGGACAGTGGCGGCATCGAAACCACCGAGTATCTCTACTATGCCAGCTTCGCCGTGGCACTTTGCGAGGGTCCGATCACCGGCATCGGCCGCATCTGGGCAGACGGCAAACTACTCGATCCAACCGGCATCACCTGGCGCTGGTATCGGGGCGATGATACACAGTCGCCCGATCCATTTATCGCGGCGAAGATGGGTACTGCGAAGACACCCGCGTATCGTGGCACGGCCTATGTCGTCTTCGAGGATCTTGGCCTTGGCAAATTCGGCAACCGCCTGCCGCAGCTCTCGTTCGAAGTGTTCCGTCCTCTGAGCGATCCAGACACGCTGGAAGGGCTGATCGAAGCGGTCACCATCATCCCTGCATCGGGCGAGTTCATCTACGCCACCGAACCCATCCGCAAGGAGGAGGGCGGTGGGCAATATTTCGAGAACGTCAATGCGCGCGCCGACATTCCCGACATGGTGGTGGCGCTCGACCGGCTGCAGGCGATGGCACCGAACGTCAAGAGCGTCAGCCTTGTTGTCTCCTGGTTCGGCAACGACCTCCGCGCCGGCGAATGCGTTCTGCGTCCCGGTGTCGAAGTCGCAGACAAGACGACACTTCCGAAGCCGTGGATCGTCAATGGCGTCGGGCGCGAAGACGCGCATGTCGTCAGCGTGGATGGCGAGGATCGACCCGTCTATGGCGGTACGCCGTCAGATTTCGCGGTCGTGCAGGCGATAAGAGAGATGAAGGCGCGCGGCTTTCGCGTCACCTTCTATCCGTTCATCCTGATGGATGTGTCGCCCGGCAATACGCTGGCGGACCCATATTCCGATAATGCCGGGGAGGTGGGACAGTCCGTCTATCCCTGGCGCGGCCGGATCACCTGTTCGCCGGCCGCAGGCTATGCCGGAACGGTCGACAAGTTGATCTCCGCTGCTCAGCAGGTCTCGGCCTTCTTTGGCAGTGTCAGCCCGTCCGACTTCTCGGTTTCCGGCGAGAGCGTAGCCTTTACCGGCGGGCCTGGCGATTGGGGTCTGCGACGCATGGTGTTGCACTACGCCCATCTATGCGCGGCCGCAGGCGGCGTTGACGCCTTCCTTATCGGCACCGAGATGGGTGGACTTACAACGGTCCGCTCGGATGCCAGCAGCTATCCGGCGGTCGAAGCCTTCCGCGATCTTGCCGCCGACGTGCGCAGCATCCTCGGCCGGGCGACAAAGATCAGCTACGCTGCCGACTGGGCGGAATATTTCGGGCACCAGCCGGGCGATGGTTCCGGCGACGTATTCTTTCATCTCGATCCGCTCTGGGCGGACGGCAACATCGATTTTGTCGGGATCGACAACTACATGCCGCTGTCGGACTGGCGCGACGGGTTCGAGCATCGCGACGCTGCCGAGGGCTGGCCCGCGATCTACGATCGGGCCTATTTGCAGGCAAACATCGCGGGCGGCGAAGGCTTCGACTGGTTCTATGCCAGCGCCGCAGACCGTGCCGCGCAGGTCCGCTCCCCGATCACGGACGGAGCCGCCGGCAAGCCATGGGTTTTCCGCTACAAGGATCTTCACGCCTGGTGGTCGAACCTCCACTACGAGCGCCTGGGTGAGGTGGAGAGCGGCACGCCGACGGCATGGGCGCCGCAATCAAAACCGATCCGATTTACCGAGATCGGCTGTCCGGCCGTCGATCGCGGCAGCAACCAGCCGAATGTCTTTCCCGACCCGAAATCATCGGAAAACGCACTGCCGTATTTTTCCCGCGGTTGGCGCGATGACGCCATCCAGCGCGCCTATCTCGAGGCGACATATCTCTGGTGGGGCAACCCGGCGAACAACCCGGTATCCGCGGTCTATGGCGACCGGATGGTGCATATGCCTGAATGCGCCGCTTGGACCTGGGATGCGCGGCCCTATCCGTTCTTTCCAGCGCTGACCAACGTGTGGTCCGACGGTGCGAACTGGCGGCTCGGGCACTGGCTGACCGGACGGCTCGGTGCAGTATCGCTCGCGGCGCTGGTCCGGCATCTCTGCCTGCGCTCCGGCATGCCCGGGGCGAGGATTGACGTCTCCGGGCTTTGGGGTGCGGTCGAGGGTTACGCAATCACGGCACTCGAAAGCCCGCGCGCCTCGATCACCACATTGTCGCGTCACTTTAGCTTCGACGCTGTGGAGACCGAAGGCGTCATCCGCTTTGTCATGCGCGGCAGGGCATCCGTCGCCACCCTCGAGCCCGACGATCTGGTCGCCGCCCGCGAGGGCGACGTGCTGGAACTCACACGCGGACAGGAGACTGAACTGCCGCAGGCTCTGAAGTGGCAGATTGCCCGAGCCGACGAGGATTACGACGCTGCCCTCGTCGAGGCCCGGCGTATCACTGTCGATACGACGCGCATCGCCTCCGAGACCTTCCCGATGGCGGTGCCGCCAGAGGAGGCCGAGCACCGCTGCCGCCGCGCGCTGATGGAGGCGTGGGTCGGGCGCGAGACGGCAGCGTTTCGATTGCCGCCCTCGCGCTTGGCACTCGATCCGGCCGATGTGGTGATGCTCAATCATGACGGGCGGTTGGTCGATCTGCGGCTCGTCTCCATTGCCGATGCAGGGGCACGCGGCATCGAGGCAATTCGCCAGGATCGAGAGGCCTATGACTTGCCGTCCGGCGCGCCGCGTTCCTCAGCTGTCTCGCAGGCCGTCGTCTTCGGCGCGCCCGAGGCGGTGCTGATGGAGCTGCCGCAGCTGACCGAGGGCCAGCCCGCGCACCGGCCCCTCATTGCAGCGCACGCCGTCCCCTGGCCTGGTGAGATCGCGGTGTTTCGCAGCCCCTCGACTGATGGTTTCGAGCTGCTGACCACGTTCGGCAGCCGCGCTCGCATCGGCAAGCTCGTCTCGGATTTCTACGCAGGCCCCACATCGCGATTCGATCTCGGCAATGCGCTGGTGGTCGATCTGCTTACCGGCACTCTGGAAAGCGTCACCGACCTCAAGCTGTTCGGCGGGGCCAATGCGCTCGCCATCGAGACCTCGCACGGTTCCTGGGAGATCGTGCAGGCGAGTGCAGCCGAGCTGCTTGCGCCCGGCCGGTATCGCTTGACCCGTCTCCTCCGTGGCCAGCGCGGCACCGAGGACGCGGTGAGCAATCCCGCGCCCGCAGGCGCGCGGGTGGTGGTTCTGGACACCGCGCTGGGGTCGCTGCCCATCGCCGAAGCCGATCTTGGGCTCCCGTGGAACTGGCGCATCGGACCATCGAGCCGTCCGGTTAGCGACGAGACCTATGTGGCGCAGACCTTTTCCCCCTCGGGCGCGGGACTGCGGCCGTTCTCCGTCGCCCATGTCGAGCAGCCGTGGCGCACGCCACGTACGCCCGGCGATCTGACGATCCGCTGGACCCGCCGGTCCCGCGCGCTCGCGGCGGACAGTTGGGGCGGGCTGGAGGTACCGCTTGGGGAAGAGCTCGAAGCCTATGAGGTCGAGATCCTCGACGGCGCCATTGTGAAGCGGGTGCTGAGCACCGCCACCACCAGCGCCGTCTACACCGACGCAGACCAGACCGTCGACTGGGGTGCGCCGCTCGCCGCCGGCGACACACTCGACATCCGCATCTTCCAGCTCTCCGCTCTCGTCGGGCGGGGCGGGCCGAAAACAGTCACGCTCACGTTCTGAAGGTCATTCCATGTCCGACGCCACGACCCATCTGTTGCTGCCCTATATCCTGGCGGCGCAGGCACAGAAGCACGTCACCCACAATGAAGCGCTGCGGCTCCTCGACGGGCTCGTCCAGCTCTCCGTCCTCGACCGCGACCTGACGGCACCGCCCGGGAGTCACATCGACGGTGACCGCTATATTGTCGCCTCGGGCGCGACTGGCGACTGGGCGGGCTGGGACCTGAACGTCGCGCTCTGGACCGAGGGCGCATGGCTGCGCCTGCCGCCACGGACTGGTTGGCGGGCATGGGTCGAGGATGAGGGCCTGCTGCTGGTCTATGATGGCGCCGGCTGGATCGGAACGACGCCCACGGCGCTGCAGAACATGGCGCTACTGGGTGTCGGCACGACAGCGGATGCCTCGAACCCGTTCTCGGCCAAGCTGAACGCCGCACTCTGGACGGCGAAGACCGTCGCCGAGGGCGGGACCGGCGATCTCTTCTACACCATGAACAAGGAGGCTGCGGGTGACGATCTCGGTCTGACCCTCCAGACTGGCTTCGTGACCAAGGCGCTGGTGGGGCTGTTCGGCTCGGACCGCTTCCGCCTCGCAGTCTCGGCCGACGGCAGCACCTTCTTCGACGGGCTGAGCATCGACAACGCGAACGGCATCGTCGATCAGCCCCGGCTGCCGCGCTTCAAGGCGTACACGAACTACGACAACTATGTCGGCGTCGGCACCTGGACCAAGATCGGCCTGAACAACACCGACTACAACGATCAGGGGGTGTTCGACGCCGCGAACAACCACTTCGTGGCGCCGGTGGACGGCACCTACCTCTTCGGCGGGACGCTCCTCTACAAGGTGAACGCCAGCACGACCGCGCGCATGCGGGGACGGCTGGTGCTGAACGGCACCACCGAAATCCGTGGCTCCCTCGGCGAAATCTCCGCCACCCACGTCTCGCTCGCCACCGCGATCTGGCTGCAGACCATGGTCCCGCTCACCGCGGGCGATACCGTAGAGCTGCAGGGATATTTCCGAGTCGCGGACGGCTACTTCGCGGCCGACCACACGTCCTTCTGGGGCTGCAAGATTGGTTGAGCGGTGGAGGGAGGATCCCATGACAACACGCCAATCCGACGGCTTCGTCCGCATGCCCGACGCCGAGTTCGAAGCGATCCTGACCCGGGCGGCGGAGGAAGGCGCGAAGCGGAATCTTGCGCCGCCGTTCCCAGCATTGCTCTCCTTGGTGATCAGGGCTGCGTGTTGCTGA